GCAGCAAAGTCAGCAGTTGTTAATAGAAAAGCAGAGTTGCTTAAACACAGAGGCTATTATGTAGAAGTATCTGGTAAAATTAAAGATATCTTTTTAGCTAAAGGAGTTCAGCTAGTAGATGACGAAGCTGCAGTTAGAAAAGTTTTGAAGGGAAAGGATATCGAATGGCACGGAGATGGAACTTATACTAGAGATATTGCTGGAGAGCCTCATACAAAAATGTTATTAGGAAAACCTAAGGTATGAAACTAGAAGAAACTCAATTTACGATTCAAGAGATATGGGCCGCGTCTAGACACCTTGTTCACAAAAACAAGAAGAAGTATCAGCGCAAGCCTAAACATAATAAACATGAAGAAAGAAAAGACTCTTAAAATTTTCATAGACGAATTTTATAAGTTTTTAAAGGTTACGGCAATTCCAGGTTCCATTCTTACTACTTCAATAATAAAGAAGTGGGTAATGTCTTTGGATACTGCACATCCATTAATTCAATCTTATATAACGTTTAGAGACCTTGATGCTGATACAGTATTAAAGGCTGATGATTACAATTTAATTGTCTCGCAAATGAAACACTGCCCTGGTTATTATCAAGTAACTGCTTATCAAAGAAGAGCAGGTACAGGAGTTTCTCCTAAGGTAGTAAATGTAAAGAAAAACAAAATAAAAATTGAAAATAATTAGGATTGTAGTAAATAATTTCTTATCTTTATAAAAATTAAAAAATATGAATTTAGTCAATCATGAGCCTATGATTAAATGTTATGGAAATGGGTTTCAAATTACCTTTCCTAACAAATACACACTTATTGTGAAGAATGGAATAGGCGCGGCATGTACTCAAAAACCTGCGTCTGACGATCCTGCAGATATGTTATTAACTTACAAGTTAGGCGGTAATTCAGGACCTGATGTTCAAGTAGAGATCTTTTCTCCTTCTAAACAAGATATATCTAGTACATTTGGAGATTTAAGTTTTATTACTCCCTTAGAATTAGTTAATCTATTATATATTTGTTCAGCCTTAAAACCCTAGATTATGAATGATATTTCGCTGCTAGCTTATAAAGAACTAGATAAATCTACGAGAACGGCTCTATTGAAATGTATTGAAGATTTTCCATGGGAATTTCCAGTAGCTGATGTTAATAATGCTTTGGTATCTATGTATATAACTTATAAGTCTAAAGACGATAACGACTCTGACGGAAATAATAGGAGAGTAAAACATGAAGAATATCGCAGAAGAATATTTGATTTAGAATTGTATAAAGAATTTAGGTTAATACAAAGACAGCGGTCCTCTTCAGTTAATTCGTGGCCAGCTGCATTATCTAGAAAAGAAGTTGCTATATGTAAAATCACAATGATCGCTACTTTATTTAATATGGCTAAGTATAGCGCTCCTATAATTAAAGAAGGTCGCGAAATATGTGATATAATAGAAACTTTATTAAAGTCTATTGAGTCTTCTATTTACAAATGGAAATGGGATGACACTAAACCTAAAGAAGTTTGGCCTGGCATAGATCCTGACGCCGCAGACTTCTTAAATACTTTATTTAAAACTTTCAGAAAAAACTACCTAAAAGATTTGGCAGTTAGATAAAAAATGCTTATCTTTATATTATAATAAAAATAGAAATTATGGATAATAAAAAAGTTTCCGGTAACGGAATTGGATTAGGAACTGTATTGTTTCTTATATTCTTAACAATGAAATTGACCGGAGTAGGTCTAGTTGCAACTTGGTCATGGTGGTGGGTAACTTCCCCACTTTGGATTCCAATTGCACTCGTTTTAGGCATAGCTGTTATAGCCTTAATATTAGCAGGAATCGTTCAATTATTTAAAAATTAAAACCTAATCATTATGTATTACATGGCAAGAGTTCAGTTGGAGTTTGAAAACGACAATGGACAAGTAAAAAAGAAATCAGAGACTTATTTAGTAAATGCAGAGTCTGTAACAGACGCAGAAGCAATTGTGCATGCAGAGTTCAAAGACTACAAACATGAATTTGAAGTAAAGTCAATTTCACAGTCTAGAGTAATCGACGTATTAACCGCTTAATAAATAGATGCTATGGCCAAGAGAATCAAGAAAAGAAAATTTTCAAATAACCAATTAGTTGTATTTCGATTTGGCGATAGAAAAATTGTAGGCAACGTTGTGTTTGTTAAGCCTGTAGGTAAGCAATTTATTTATGATGTCGCTGCCGAGGATGGTAAAATATATTATGAATTAACAGTCGACGGCCCCGTTAATAATTCTATCGATACTTATTTGACAAAGCTATTTTATCAAAAATATAAAATAGATGAGAGTGCTATTCCAGAAATTGAAGATGACACTCCTTCAATTAATTCAAAGAAGTTAGTAGAGTCTATTATCGAAACTCCCGAAGAAATAGAAGAAGATGAAGAATACGAATTAGACGATGAAGATTCTTTATTATTTACAGAAGAGGATGCAGATCCTAATTATTAATCAATTAAAAACAAAAAAATGAAAAAAGTATTTTTAGCATTAGCAGTAGTAGCTTTAACAATTGTATCTTGTAAAAAAGCAGATACCGTTAACGATCAAATCACTGATTCAGTAACTGTAACAGATTCTACTCAGGTTGATTCTACTCAAGTTGATTCGGTAGCAGTGGATACTGCAGCAGTAAAATAATTTACCAATGCTCGCTGTTAGGTGACGCAATAAGCTGACGAACAAGGGTTAATAGTAGCAGCAGTCACAAACCAGTAACCCTGAAAGACCAAGGTTGGTAAAAAGAATCGGTTAGTGTAATTGGTAACATGGGTGGCATAGATCTGCCTAGATAAGGGTTCGAATCCCTTACCGGTTCCAAAATTAAAAAAGTATGACAAATTTCGAATTTAACAAAAAGTATGAAGATTATTTAGAAAAAGGCCATTATGGACTGGCAATTAACATTCCTTCAGTAGTCGACTATCTTGATAAGAAGTTTCAAGAACTGATACAAGTGCCAGGATTTAAGTACAGTCAAATCAAGTTGAAGTTTAATATGTCAAGATTTTATTGTGAACCTCACGATATTGATTCTTATGAGATTGAAAAAGAAATTGATAATTTAATAAAAAAGTATGATGATGATAATTGTTAATTACCTATTTATAGGAGCTGTTCTAATGTTTTTAGTAGATTCAATGTCACATTGGATGCAAAAAACTAAAACTAATTCTAATAATGATTATGCTTTCACTAATACAGAAAGAATTATAGTAATTGCATTTTGGCCAATAGTTATTCTTTTTGCTGTAATGAATATTATTTTCAATAGAACTAATCAAAATTAATATGAAAATAGCAGTTATAGCACATGATGGTAAGAAAGCAGATATGGTAGCTTTCATAATGAAAAGATTAGACTTTTTCAGCAGGGTTGAAATAATCGCTACAGGTACTACAGGAAAACATATTGAGCATGCAGGTCTAAAAGTACAATGCTTGAAGTCAGGGCCATTAGGAGGTGATGCTCAAATTGCTTCTTTTATAGCAGACGGTAAGGTTGACGGAGTTATTTTCTTTATCGATCCTTTAGATGTTCATCCACACCAGGTAGATGTACATATGTTGTTAAGAATTTGTAATGTATATAACATTCCATTAGCAACAAATTACAAGACAGCAATATATGTTATAAATGGATTAGAAACAAAATTGAATAAAAAATGAAAGACCAGTATGTAATCATAGACCTTAGAAATATGGATTTCATGAAGGACAAAGACGGTAAAATTAACTATTATGATACTGAAGAAGATGCTTGTCTTGTATGTGGTATGTATGAATTTGAAAATGCCTGGGTAATGAAATTAATTTACAATCACATAGAAGAAAATATGCAATCATGGGAATAACAAACAAATATGTAGACTTTATACTTGATAATATAATTCAGGATTCTATTACAGTGCAACTTTTCAAACCAATGGAAAACGGAGCTAGAATGTATGTTAAGTTAGGGCCGATGATACATTGCAAAGTAAAAATTAGTGTAATTGAAAAATATACTCGGTCTGCTAAACTAAAATTAACTTTTGATAAGTATGAACATGAAGATATCTTTTTTATACCTTTCAGTTCATCTCCTGATTCAATTGACATGAAAACTCACAAAAAGATAGAAAATATTGTTAATAAGACTTTTATTGATGATAATAGAACTGAAGACATTAAACAAATGTATGCTGACAAATATGCAAATTTTGCAGAGTCGTTATCAAAATTTATAAGTGAGAAAAAGGATGTTAAAGACAAAGAACAAATTGGTAGAAAATATACTCACGAAGAAAGAACTGAATTATTAATACAAGCAATGGGTGAAGAAAGATATAATAAAGCTCTTGATGAATTAATGCCCTTTGGAGGAGGATTGAGTGAATATTATGATTTATATAAAATTCCATATACGAAAAATTAAGTTATGAAAAAGTATAATAAATCAAATAATCCATTAACTTGGGACTGGCCTGTAATTATCGTATGGGCAGTTATATTTACAGTAGCATTTAACATATTCAAATTTTTATATTCAGTAATATGTTAGGAGTAGTAGCAGGTAATTTTGATGTAATACATCCAGGTTACATTAAAATGTTTAAAGAATGTAAAACAAATTGTGATGAGTTTGTTGTATTGCTACAAATAGATCCTACTATTGAACGTCCTGAAAAATGTAAACCTGTTTTAGATTATTTAGATAGGATAGAAATTTTAGAGTCCATAAAATACATTGATAGAGTATATGTATATGAAACTGAAAACGACTTATATACGTTACTCAAAGCACTCCGTCCGGATATCAGATTCCTTGGCGATGACTATGTAGATAAAAAATATACAGGAGATGATTTGTACATTCCAATATGGTGGATAGGAAGATCTCATGGATGGTCAACAACTAAATTCAAACAAGCAATTGCTAATCAAGTAGAGATTCAAAGATTATAAAAATTAACTGCTAAATTATTTGTTTAATTCAAAAGAATAACTTAAATTTATAGTATGAAAAGAATATATTTAGACGACGTAAGAACACCAGTTGATCCAGATTGGATTGTAGTAAGAAACTATGAGCAGTTTGTTGATACTGTTACTTTCCATGGTTTAGATCAAATAGATTTAATCTCTCTTGATCACGATTTAGGCGATTCAGCAATGGCAGAATGGCATAAGAATGTGTATCATAATTACACTTTGAATTATGATAATATTACTGAAAAAACAGGAATGGATTGTACTAAATGGTTAGTTGAACAATGGTTAGATGGTCAGCCAGTTGTAGACGTAGTTATTCATTCTGCTAATGCAGTTGGTAGTGCAAACATGATGGGTTATATTAACAATTACAGACACGTGCATAGATTACCTCAAAATTGTGTACGAGTTCAAATAGAACATACAGTATAAATTATGACATTAGAAGATACTTTAAGACAGAACTTAACAGGTCATTTATCAGACGAAAAGTCTGAAGTTGATGTGCAAATTGCAGCTAAAATTGCAGAAGAGTTTGCTATCCAATTCCATTTATGGATGTTAGCAAATGACACTCAAGAAAATGCAGAACAGTTTTTCGGTTTTACAGATGACGATATGATGAATGTGTTTAAGTTGCAAATGGAACTATGACAGAAGTATTACACATCATTGGGATCTGTCCGGACCACTTTGCTCACAATAATTTAATTGAATTTTGTATGGCAAATAGTTCGGAATTTTCTTGGTTATATCAAAAATTTTGCTTATCTTTATCTAAATTAAAAAATAAAAATTATGGCAGCAGAGAGTAATACACCTACAGATATTGAATCGTGGATTGAAAAAATTATATCATCAATTGATCATCCAAAACAATATGCTGTAGTTAGAAAATTAATTCGTCGTTATTTAGTTAGATTAGAACAAGATGGGTTAGATTGGTATATTAGAAATCACATTGATACTAAATTTGATACTTTAATTTCAAAACAGCGTCAAGTACTTCGAGATAAAACTAATGCAGAACAATGGGAAATACAAGAATCGTAATAGAACTTAATGATATGCAGCAAGCTCAATATGAAGATTGGTGTACTACCATTAAAAAATTATATGGCAAAGTTGGAAACATGACCTGGTCTGTTTCTGATTGTGGAATTGGGCAAACTATCAAAGTATATAACGACCTTACAAAATTGACATTAGATTTAACAGATATAGATTCTTGGTAATGAAAGTAATATTTTTAGACAACGACGGAGTAATTTGCCTTTCCAACAATTGGGGAGGTAGAAGTAAGAAAATGCAAAAATATCACAAAGCAAACCCAGAGTGGGACAGAATGTATAAGTCTGCTCCTATAGATGTTCGATTTGACAACTTTGATAAAAAAGCAGTTAAAGTTCTAAATTCTATATTAGAAGAAACAGGAGCTGAAATTGTAGTATCGTCCGATTGGAAGAAGCATGCAAACCTAGAGGAGCTAGGAGATTATTACGAATCTCAAGGAATCATCAAACGTCCTATTGCATTTACTCCTTCCTTTATCGGGTGTGATAAACCTGAAGGATTTGAATGGTTTAGACCTTTACAATACGAGCAAGAGCGCAGTTTGGAAATTGCACAATTCGTAAAAGACCATCCCGAAATTACTCATTGGGTAGCAGTAGATGATTTGAATATGGCTGTTGAAGTATTGGATTTTTCAGTGCCATCTACTAGAGTTTGGGGAGTAACAAATTTTGTACTTACTCCATCATCCACTGAAGGAATCAAGCAGCAAGGAGTAAAAGAAAAAATACTAAAATTTCTTAAATAAGATTAGGATATTATAAAAATATATCTTATCTTTAAGTATTAATAATAAGATATATGAAAATAGTAGCAAAAAATATTTGGTTTACATCCGATTCCCATTTTGGACATACCAATATTTGTAGAGGAGTTTCTAAATGGAACACAGGAGATGAAGAAGAGTTTATTAAGGCTACTCGTAATTTTCCAGACCTCGAAACAATGAATGCACACATTGTTGATAACATTAATAATTGTGTTGGAGAAAATGATTGGTTAATACACCTTGGAGATTTTTCTTTTGGAGGAATTGAAAATATTGAAGTTTTTCGTTCTCAAATCAAATGTAAAAACATTGTATTGATTTTAGGAAATCACGATCATCACATTGAAAAAAACAAAGACAATGTCAGAAAACATTTCACTCATGTTGCTCACTATGAGGAACTAGATGTGACTCTAGAAGCAAAAACCGGTACTGAAAAGTACAAATTTGTTCTTTGTCATTACCCAATTGTATCTTGGAACAATATGCCAAGAGGAGCATTTATGTTACATGGTCATCAGCATTTGAAAGGCGATGCTAGATTTGGAGAAGGCAGAAGAATGGATGTTGGAATGTGCGGTTCTTCTGAATTTAGACCTTACCATATAGATGAAGTTTTAGAATTATTAAGTAATAGAGATTCTAGAGAAAGACATTCTAGAGACGAAAAATAGTCAGGTGGCGGAATTGGTAGACGCTAATTAGAAAGTTCCTATAAAGCAATGGTTAATATCGTGGAGCTTTGGTATTAACATACAGGTTCGATTCCTGTCCTGACTACTAAATTAAAAATAAAAATTATGATAATAGTATTAGCACAATTTGGATTAATGTCATTAAATTTAATGGCTGCACATATAACAAAACAAAAAGGAGGTAATCCTGCGTTTAGCTATTTCGTAGCAGGTATACTTTGTGGATTTGGAATTTCAGCATTGATTAAATTATTAGTATGAGAATAATCTATTTTATATTAATGTTAGTGTCAATGTCAGTATTTTCACAAAACATTATCATTGGAGACTCTCAGGTACCGTATATTGATACACAGACTCATAAAGCTGAACGAGCTCCTGGTTTATGGAAAGGCGGCATTGGCGCATCTGAATTAACTAAAATGGTTAATAACTATCCAATTACTCCTTCTATAAAAAATGTAGTGATTAGTATTGGTACTAATGATAGATTTCAAGGTAATGTAGTGCAATTATTTCTAGCACTTAAACGTAAATTTCCAAACGCTAAATTTTATGTAGTGCAAGGTTCATGGGGCTGGGGCGGAGTAAGATCAATATCTAGAACAACTGTGTATAGATATTATTTACAGAAATTTCGAACTCAAGGAGCTGAAATAATAGAAGTTCCTATCGGATATGGAGACCCGCATAGTCAAAAAGCATCTTATAATTTAATAGGTAAAAGTTTAGATAAAATACTTTAAAAAAGATTAGGTTTCTACATAATATATTCTTATCTTTATGTATAGAAATTAAATAATAAGACGTATGAAAAATGATTTTCAGTTATTAAGGTTAATGGTAGACGAGTTGAACTCGACTAATAGCACAAATGACAAACGAGATATTTTATCAAAATATGACGACGAGTTTATTAAGAAAGTAATTTATTACACTTATAATCCGACATTTCAATATTATGTAACTCCTGACAATTTAGAGAAGAATTACTCCAATGATTTAGGTAAGGTTGTTAAATATAGTGATTTATTTGAATTGTTAGATGCTTTGAAATCTAGATCAATCACAGGACACTTGGCTATTAATTCAGTCAATGATTTTTGTTATGACAATGAAAAGTATAAAGATTTAATCTATAAAGTAATAGGTAAAGATTTAGAAATTAGAATGGGAGACTCTTTAATTAATAAAGTATTCCTTGACTTAATTCCAACCTTTGACTGTGCTTTGGCTACCGATTTTGATAAGGTGCAAGTAGACTTTGCCAAAGATACTTTTTTTGCTTCTAGGAAGTTAGACGGTGTTAGATGTTTAGCAGTAGTAGATGATATGGGAGCTGTGACTTTGTGGTCTAGACAGGGTAATCAATTTCTTACCCTAGAAAAGGTAGAGAAAGAAATAGCTTCTATAGGTATGCGTGATGTGGTATTTGACGGTGAAATTTGTCTAGTAAATGCCAATGGAGATGAAGATTTCCAGGGTATTATGAAGCAAATTCGTAAGAAAGACCATCAAATTGACAATCCTAAATACCTAATCTTTGACACTATTTCCGGAGATGAGTTTAGAACTAAAACGGGTACTCTTAAATATTCAAGCAGATATGCTAGATTAGGAGAGATCTTTTTTGACCCTTCTAGGTATAATCACTTAAAAGTAGTTACTCAGACAGTAATTGCCACTGAAGAAAGATATGTTGAGATGATGTCTGAAGCCGATCGTTTAGGTTGGGAAGGATTAATCTTAAGAAAAAATGTTGGTTATGAAGGTAAGCGTAGTAAAAATATGCTTAAATGTAAATCGTTTAAAGACGCTGAATATAAAGTAAAAGCTTTAGAGTTTGGCCCTTTTAGAATGATTGAAAATGGATTGGAAATTACCAAGGAAGTTTTAACCAATGTGATTATTGAACATAAGGGAAATGAAGTGTCAGTAGGTTCAGGATTTACAATTGCTGAAAGAGAATATTTCAAAAAGCATCCTGAAGAGTTGTGTGATAAGATTATTACCGTTAAGTATTTTCAAGAGACACAAAACCAGGCAGGTAATTGGAGTTTGCGTTTCCCGACAATAAAAGTAATTCACGGAACTAAAAGAACAGTATAATGGATTCGAAACCAGCACCAATGAAAAAGCCTAAATACAAAATAGGTCAATTAGTGTATGTAAATTTTTTAGGTTCTCCTAAATTAAGTAGATTAACTGAATTGCGTGGTAAACATGGCAGAGATCAAGACAGATGGATTTATTATGCAGTTGATGTCAATGACGGAACAGTATATCCAAATGTCGGAGTAGGTAATACAGAAAAGACATTTAACATTAACATTGAGAAAACTAAAGAATTGAAATGATAGAAGTTTTATTAAAGATTGCTTTAAGCATGGTGCTTTGGGTAGTGGTAGCAAGAGTATTTTTATATTTCGGTAAAAAAATATTTAAAGATTAGGATACTCCAAAAGGTTATCTTATATTTATGAAGTAATTAAAATTAAATAGTCAATATGGCAACAGTACAAAAACGTTCGAGACAATCGAGAGCATTAGATATGCTTGAAGCTCAATTAAAGAGTGGAGTAAAAACTGAAAAGAAAACTAAGGATGTAAAAGTTCCTTTAACAGATTCTGATCGAAGACGAATTGAAAAGGAAATGGAAGTCTTAAAATCTAAATTAGTTTAATTGCATGGCTCTTAAAGTAGATAATAAAATTTATTTAAGCTGGGATGACGTTAGTGATTTAGTTGATATACTTTGTGAAAAGATTATAACTGAACAACCTCAAATTGATTCTGTATTTGGATTTGTGAGAGGTGGATTGATCCCGGCAGTAATGGTATCGCATAAATTAGGTTTAACCTGGTCGAATGTTATGTTACCTAATACTCTAGTAATAGATGATATTTGTGATACGGGGCATACATTAAAAAATTGTATAGGAGGCTATACCGCAGTGTTGCATCATAAACCACATACTGCTTGTTTAACTCCTACCATATATGCTTCACTGCATGAAGGTGATGAATGGATAATTTATCCATGGGAAAGAAATGATTCTGCACCAGTGCAAGATTATTTAAAATAATATAAAAAAATCGCCTGAAAATATAGCTAGGTGCATATTTATATTAAATAAAAAATAAAATGAAACAAGTCCATACATATCAATCACAATCGTTTAGAATGCTTCAAGGAGCAGGAGCTACGATATGTAATAATGATGTGATTTTAGGCTCTTTACGTAATGATAGTATTACATGGGAACCGAAAAAAGGAGGGACTGAGGTATGATATAGGTAATTTACATATTACTATAATTTAAGCCTCGGACCATAAAATCCGGGGCTTTTTTATTGACCTGGTCATAAAAATAAATTAAAATTTCTTAAAAAAGATTTGGTACTTTCAAATTAATTACTTATCTTTATGTATAGAAATTAGAAAAAGATATTTTTATATTCGTGGTACCAGGCGGGTAGTAGGGGTTACCGAATTAAAATAAACGAGAATGGTGAAATATAGTCTGGCCAGGCAATATAGAGTAGCAACGACACTCAGCGACATCATATCAAAGCCTCCACGTGGCGATGTTGGAAACTCAAGAAATTGAGGCTAATTTGATATAATGAGTTCATTGACATATTGGCTAAATTAATTTGCGGTGCTGGTGTTTAACGGTTAGCATATGAGTCTTCCAAACTCGAGGTAAGGGTTCGAATCCCTTGCACCGCTCAAACAAGGTAATGTCCTAGAGTTGATAAGCGCTTATCCGGACTCAAGAAAATTAAAGTTACTAGATGGACGCGTAACGCCTTGGACTACTAAGAATGAATGATACGAGCCTGCAAAGTTCGAAAGGAGTCAGGTAGTAGTCAAAATTGGGATGCTTCAGTCACTGGTGTGATAAGCGGTCTGTAAAATCGTTCTGTAAGAAGGTGTGGTTCGATTCCACAGTATCCCACAAATATTAATTGGGTTGGTAGCTCAGAGGCAGAGCGGCTGTTTGTTAGGCAGCGGGTCGAGATTTCGAAATTCTCCCAGCCCTCAAAATGCGTCAGTGGTGCAATGGTAGCATACCGGTCTCCAAAACCGATGATGAAGGTTCGAATCCTTCCTGGCGTGCAAATAAGTATAATAATATAAATTAGTAAGCGATGAGTAAGTATCAAAAAGCACTTGTAGTAGATGCAAGTTTTACTGCGAGGTCAGTTATAAGCACAGAAAGAGCGTTTGTAATTTGTTATAAAGGCAATGCCGAAGTGATAGCTGACCATCCAGAAACGTTTAGCTTAATTAATCCTGAATTAATTATATACAAACCTTCTATTATTAGAGTTGCTAAATATGTTAAACAGCATATTAATAGAGTTCCTTTAACAAGAGAAAACGTTTATAAAAGAGACAATTATGAATGTGTGTATTGCGGTAGTTCAAATCAAAAACTATTGACATTAGATCATGTTATACCTCAATCAAAAGGAGGAAAAGACGCTTGGGATAATTTAGTTACCGCTTGTCGTCCATGTAATCATGAAAAGGCAGATTTAACATTGGAGGAGTACGGTAAGGAAATTCCAGAGCCAAAAAGACCTCACTATTTAATGTTAATGAGATCTATGACTTACATACCAAAAGAGTGGGAGACCTTTCTATTCTTTTAAAATTAATTGGAATTAGCTTATTGCAAAGCAGCAGGGGCTAACCTGCAGAACGGATACGAGAACCGCTTGTAGTTTAAATGGCCTCTAAAGCATAAATGGTGATGCACTTGTTTTGTACACAAGATAACAGGGTTCGATTCCTTGTAGAGGCTCTTTAATTTGCGAGTATCGTATAACGGTTATTATCTCTGGCTTCCAACCAGATGATGTCGGTTCGATTCCGTCTACTCGCTCAAATTTGCTACCGTCGTCTAACGGCTAGGACACAACACTTTCACTGTTGAAACGGGAGTTCGATTCTCCTCGGTAGTACAAAATTAAATAAATACCCATTTATGGGCAAGCTGGATTGAGTCGCTAGCATTCCCGTTCGAGTCGGGCACGAAGAGTAATCTTCAAGTGGGCCAGCTAGGAGAGACGAAGACTTATTTATTTAATTTAATTGGGGTTATAGTATAACGGCTATTACAATGGATTTGCAATTCATAAATTGGAGTTCGATTCTCCATAGCTCCACAATAAGGTCTATTGGTCCAGGGGAATGGATGCCTGCCTGTCACGTAGAAGACTCGGGTTCGAATCCCGAATAGACCGCAATATCGCGAGTTAGACTGGAGATGGTCCCAGCTTGGTCTCATAAGCCAAAGACGTCGGTTCGAGTCCTGTCCTCGGCTCAATATAGTGGTATAGCTCAATTGGTTGGAGCACCTCGCTGATACCGAGGAGGATATAGGTTCGAGTCCTATTATCACTACAAATATACTTCTGGTAGTATAGGAGTCCGGTTTATCTAGCCTACCTTGGACGTAGGAGCACGCAGGTTCGAATCCTGCCTATCAGACTATTAGCCCTCTAGGCTTTAAAGTGAAGCACGATACTTTTAATATCGGGAAGAAGGAGCATTACCTTCAGGGGGTACGAATAAGACTGTTACTAATTCATAGATCACCGCTTAATAAGCACCGACGCATAGAATTAGATTTGCCTCGTTGGCGTAATGGAAGCGTATTTGTTTTACATGCAAAGGGCAGTGGTTCGATTCCACTACGAGGTACAAAATGTCCTTTTAGCTCAGCTGGTCAGAGCAGCTCGCTCATAACGAGAAGGTCACAGGTTCAAATCCTGTATAGGACACAAAAATTGGTCTATTGGTCCAGGGGTATGGATGTCTGCCTGTCACGTAGAAGACTCGGGTTCGAATCCCGAATAGACCGCAAATGGTTTTGAACTTTTTCTTTATGTGTTTGTTTTTGAGGCATTTGACTTTCCATGCCAGATAGCAATGTGCTGTGTCATGGATAACGAAGGAAGCTGAGTAAAAATGTAAATGCCTTTATATGAGAAGCCTGGTTTCGAGCCAGGCATTGGGAACTTGGCGTAGCTGGTGCGCGCGTTAGTCTGAAGAACTAAAGGAGCAGGTTCGATTCCTGCAGTTCCCACAATTTAATTGCCGAGTGGTCAGGGACCGGAGATGGCTCATATCTATTTCTAGAATGGCTCGATACCATTACTCGGTACAAATTTTGGGTTATAGTGTAACGGTTAGCACAAAACACTTTGACTGTTTTAGTCTAGGTTCGAATCCTAGTAACCCAACAAGATACATGGTGATTGTAGCTGAATTGGTAAAGCACCTGATTGTGGTTCAGGCGATTGTGGGTTCGAGTCCCATCTTTCACACTTAATGCACCTGTGGTGGAATGGTAGACACGTTGGACTTAAAATCCAATCCTCCGTAAGGGGGGTGCCGGTTCGAGTCCGGCCAGGTGTACAAATTGGAAAGTAAATTGATCAGGGATCAAGATTGCTTGCTAAGCAAATCGTGCCTTAATTGGCATGGGGTTCGATACCTCTTCTTTCCTCTATGCCCTATTAGTTAAACGGATATAACAAATCTCTTCTAAAGATTAGTTCTAGGTTCGATTCCTGGATGGGGTACGAAATTGCCCGAGTAGCCGAATTGGTATAGGCGCTAGACTTAGGATCTAGATTTTGCGAGTTCGAGTCTCGCCTTGGGTACAAATTAAAAATAAAAGTATGAAAATCGATGTTACGTACATAGGTACGAGATGGTTCCCAATTAAAAAAATTGGATGGTGGGTGTTTTATTTTAAAAAGTATACTTACATAAAAGGTTTTCAAATTAGAATATTTGGATTTCATTTTAACATAAGAGAAAATAATGGAACCGAAAAAATTATTTAAAACTATTAAAAAAATGCTCTTATAGTTTAATTGGAAAAACGTTTGGCTACGGACCAGATGATATAGGTTCGAGTCCTATTAGGAGTTCAATAATGGCGTGATGACTGAATGGTTAGGTTCAGGTCTGCAAAATCTGTTATGCTGGTTCGAATCCAGCTCGCGCCTCAAAATAAATAAGTTATGACAGGATATCATGTTTATTATCAAACAAAAGATGATGGCGAGTTTGAAGCTATAAATTATTTAGTTCAATTAGCTTCTATTAAATTTTGGAAAAAGAATTACGGGTCAGTTAAATTATATTGCAATCAAAGATATTTAGATTCTATTAGCAAATATGGATTAGATGAAGAGTATGACGAAATAAATACTCAGTTTTTAGAAACTAATCCATATAAAGAATACTCAAATAAATTTTGGAGTTTTTGTAAAATATATTTAGCTAATAAATTAGCTCGTGAAGAAACTAGATTTTGTATATTTGATACTGATCTATGGATTTCAGAGCCTAATTTAATTAGTAATGAAACTGATTTTGTATTTTATCATCAAGAAGCTATTGCCGAATATGATCCTTTTAATGTATATCCAGATCCAATTAATTGGATTGACGATGTAAATTATAATTGGAATATAAACCCAGTAAATTGTGCTATAGTATGCTTTAATTCTAATTTTAAAGAATTGATTACAAAATGGTTTGAAATTTCAAGTAAGATAATTGAACAAACTCATTCAAAACAATTTAATTTTGTTAATGAAGATTGCAGTACAATGTTTATAGAACAAAGGTTATTGCCTGTGCTAATAGATGATTTAAATTTAACAAAAAGCGAAATTCTAAAATCAGTATATCAACCTCATATTGGAGGAGATATTGATTCAAATGGAATAGAATGGGTTCCGCCTTTAGATAGTAATATAGAAACGGCACAAATAGCAAATGCTATAAAACATTCTTGGGGGCTGAAAAAATATTATGATAATAAATTTACTAGAACTCTAGTATTAGACGTGGTAGTAAATTCGTTAAATCAGTTAGGAGAATTTGACGCACGATATGAAAAATTATTCGCTGAATGTGAAACTATTTATAATTTAGATTAGGATACTCCAAAAGGTTATCTTATATTTATGAAGAATTAAAAGGGAAGGTTGGCAGAGTTGGTCTATTGCACCGGTCTTGAAAACCGGAGAGGGGTCAAATCCTCCGTGGGTTCGAATCCCACATCTTCCTCAAATTGCTGCCATCGTCTAACGGTCAGGACCTATGGTTTTCATCCATAAAATCGGAGTTCGATTCTCCGTGGCAGTACAAAAGGGGTTATAGTGAAATTGGCATCACGATAGACTTGCACTCTGTTATTCCGAGTTCGAATCTCGGTAGCTCCACTAATTTATTAACAAATACTAAATATTATCTATTATGAAAAATTCATTATCTACTAAAGGGTTATCTTTGTCTCAAGCACAATCAATCTCTAATTTGTGTAATCAGAGATCTATCGAATTGTCTAATACATTGTCTGATGTTAATAACGTTGAAAAGACGTTGACAATCGGTTCTGACACTTATATTGAAACTCCAGCAAAACCTTTACCAGGTAATGTAGCTGAGTTAATTCAAGAAAAAGCAAGACTTGCTGCTACTCAAGCATTTTTAATGGAAAATATCAAAGCGAAAGATTCTTTGATTAAGTCTATTCAAAAAGAGCAATATTATCCTTCAGAACCTAGACCAGAATCTCCAGAGTATGTTGAAGTTGAATTAAAAGAACTTGTTTCTGAAGAGTGGGCTTGGAATGAATTATCAGCTGCTGAATATAATGAATTTTTAGAAGCAGAGGCTTATGCAGCGCACATCGGTCAGTTTATCCATAAAGGAGGAACTTTAGATCGTTTAAGAACAGAATTGCCAAAAATTAAAACTTTGGAATTCATGGAAATTGAAACAGGAAAGAAAACTCCTATGAAAGTAGCAGTTCATCACACTTCCGCTCAATTGCTTTCAATACATGAAGAGTTAGCAAATACTCATAGAGAATATGAGCAAAAAGTAAATTACTTCAAGTCGAAAGTAAAAAATGCTGTGACTAAAGAAAATGCTCGAATTGCAAATGAAAATGGAGATGCAGTGGCAAAAGCAAATGAAGCTAACCAAATTTTACGTGATGAATATAAAAAGCTAAATGAAGAATGGTCAGCTTTCGTAAGAAAAGAAACTCAAGAATTTGAGGCTAAACGCCAAGAAAGAATTGAAGCAGCAGTGGCTCTTAAAATAGACGTTGCTCCTAGATTCCAACCAGTAGTGGATGAGTTTCTTAAAACAATAAAATAGAAAAGTAGTTGTGGTACTGAAAGGATGAGCAAAAGCCGATACCTGGAAGTTTAATATCGGGAGCTATAAAGCAATTTATAACTTATAAAGATATATGATACTAATCAACAGCAATTAACGTAGGCCCCGTGCCTACCAGCCAACTCGCTTCTGTTACAAATTAAACCAAACTGAGATAGAACTCAATAGTTAGACATGTTACTCCTGATGGGAGATTAAAAGTGGCTAACGAAACGAGACTTAGTTTTTGTTTTTGTCTTTGCTGTAACGGAAGGTCTTTGACATTGATTTTGATTTTGATTTAGTCTATATACTTTATTCTCCCGATAACATAATTATTACCAATATACCGCGGGGTAGTGTAAAGGTAGCACGAAGGGCTCATAACCCTAAAGTTCGGTTCGAATCCGGCGACCGCTACCAATAAGTAAAATGCATTGAAGAAATTCAGTGCATTTCTACTGAAAAATACTTTGGAAATGATTAGGACGTTAATTAAATTATCCTTATCTTTATGTATAGAAATTAAAAAATAGACAATTTATGAGAACATTAAGATTATCAATCGCTATCCAAAGTCATTTAAGTGATGCCGCTTTTGAAATGAGTTTCAATCCTGAAATGGCAGAAAATCGAATTCATTTTGTGAAAACGTTAATTAACCTGTATCCTAATACCGATGTAGAAGTTGAGGAAGCAGAATTGACTAGAATTTACCGAGAAAGAATTTTAGGAATTGTTGAAAAATAAATTGAAAAAGATTAGGACATAAGAAATATTATCCTTATCTTTATATATAGAAATTAGAAATAATAAAAATTTAAAAATTAAAAATTATGTATTTACAAGTAACGAATTCGAAATTGGCAAAGTATAATCAGATTAGAACCACTCCAGGTAAATTGATTGTAGATGTAAAAAATCTAGGTTGGAAAATGTCAGACTGTAAAGTAGCCGAAATTAGAACAGAATTAGTTGAAGCTAATTATAAATGTGTCGACGGTAAGACTTCAAAAAGATTTTCAGTAAAGTAATTAAACCCAAATAAATCATAAAAATATGAAAGCTCAATCAATTCAACCAGGCCAGACAAATACCATTAGTTTTGGTAAATTCGCAATAGTTTTAGAAAAAGAACAGTTACATTATTATGCAGATGGTGAGATTACCAGAGTAGTTGATGTAAGCTATGAATTCAATTATAAAGATTTATTTGATTTAGGAACAAGAATCTCTACCAAGAACACCTTAGGTGCTGTGAAGTTTGTAAATAAAAGAGATGTAGTAAAAAATTCTAAATAATGAAAAAGTCAAGTTATAGAGTAGTCCCAATGCAGCACGAAAAATTTGGTGCGTGTTGGGCTATTAAGCAAGGTAAAGTAATTGTAGGTACTTTTATTAGTAAATTAAAAGCTGATCAAAGAAAGATGGCTCTAGATGCTATGGAGCAAGAAGATTTCCTTTTAGGTAAAACGAAAAATCAAGAATTAAAAATAGAATTATAATGGCGTATGCAGCAATCGTTACCAAATTAAAAAACGTAAGACCTCATCCTAATGCCGATAAAGTGCAATTAGCTACTTGTCATGGTAACCAAGTAGTAGTAGGATTAGACAACAATGAAGATGCTTTAGGAGTTTATTTTCCGACAGACGGTCAACTTTCTCATGAATTTTGTTTTGCTAACAACTTGTATCGTAAGTCAGAGATGAATAAATTTCCAAACGATAAGCCAGGTATGTTTGACGAGAACCGAAGAGTTAGAACACAAAAATTCAGAGGAGAAGTATCTGACGGATTTTGGGTTCCGATTCATCAATTTGGTTTTATTCAAGTAACTGGATTAGACGTTGAAGGTTTTGAGTTTACTGAATGGAAAGGCGTTCCTATCTGTGAAAAGTACATCAACCCAAACACTTTGAAATTAGCTAGAGAGAATCAAGGTAAGAAAATTAAAGTAGCAAAAACTTCAATTATGTTTAAAGAACATTTTGATACCGACCACTTTGGTAAACATGTAACTGATTTCAGAGCAGGTCAAAGGTTAGTAGTTACAGAAAAGCTTCATGGTACTTCAGGTAGAGTTGCTCACGTTTTAGTTGATAGACCTCTTTCTTTCAAAGACAAATTTGCAAAGTTTATAGGTGTTAATATTCAAGATAAAGAATGGGCATATCTAAATGGTACTCGTAGAGTTGTTTTAGAAGAGACTAAAGGTACTCAATTTCATGACCCAACTATTAGAGAAAAGGCATTCAATCTTTTCAAGGGTAATTTAAGAAAAGGAGAAGCTGTGTATTTTGAAATTGTAGGTTTTGAATCTACGGGAGCTTCTATAATGCCTTCAGTTGATACCACTAAAATGGGAGATAAAGAGTTTACTAAATTATATGGTAAGCAAATGTCTTACTCTTATGGGTGTGCTGAAAAAGAATGTGAAGTGTATGTATATAGAATTACTAACACAAATGAAGATGGACAGTCTGTAGATTTAACTTGGGACGACGTTAAGAAGCGTTGTGATGAAATAGGTGTTAAGTATGTACCAGAGTTATTTGTCACTTCTTTAGAAATGGTAGCAGTAATGATTAATTCTTCAGACGACAGAGATGTTTATAATATGTTAGGTTGTGTCGTAGATGAAGCCTCAAAAGGAGCTTCTAAATTAGACGATTCTCATATTAGAGAAGGTGTATGTGTTAGAATTGATAACGTTGGTATGACTCCGAAAGTTTATAAACATAAATCTTTTGAGTTTAAAGTGTTAGAAGGTATTGTAAAAGATACTGGAGTTGTTGATATGGAAGAATCTAATTAATAAAATATGAAAGAAGAAAATACAATTACAGATGCTTATAACAGTTATAGCAATACAAGCTCGATATTATCGACAGAAATGTTTAGACAAATTTTAGAAGTTGCAAACGAAACTATTGAGTTTAATGTTAATAGTATGTTATATCATAAATTGCAACAACTTAATAAATTTATCACTGAAAAAGTTAGTGAGTCTAGACCAGGTATTGATGACACAATTTGGGTGACGACTATAGATGATAAATTAGGTAAAATGTCTTTAACTTCTGCACAATTTTTAATTGAAACTAATTTAAAATTAGCTGAAGCATCTAAAGAGTTTAAATTAGATTCTACCGTGGCTCATAATATTGGTCAAGTGTCAAAATCGTTAGGCTTTAAATTTCAAGAAAGTAAAGTACCGTCTGATTTAGATTATAGCACTTTATTTCATAAGTTTAAATACTTAACAGATTATAAGCGAACTCCGTCACAGAATTCACATATTCCTATTGCAGAAGATCCTGTAATAGATAGTAGTAATACAGCCTGGTAATTCTGGCTGTATTTTCATACGTTAAGCCGTCAAACGCCTACGTAAATTAATTAAACTAAGCTACAAGGATAAAAGATATACAGAATGATAAATTACACAAAAGAAGAGATTAAAACAATAGAAAAATATAAAAGAAGAGTACATAAACAATATCCAGGCGCTTTCTTAACACAAATTAGAAAGGGATATTATTCTATTGTGCAAGAAAAAAATGATTTTTCTGTTGTAGATGTTTTAGAAGAGCAATTGATGCCTGCTCAACCAAGTCCAATATTAGCATGGGAAACGGCTCAGCTATCATGTAGAATATCACAAAATTTGAATAGAACTCATCCGATGCGATCTGAAGGTAGAAATATGGCAGATAAAATTGCTAAAAAATTAAAACCTGAATTTAATTCGCGAAATTCAAATGATTAGGATATTTATTTGTATAACCAATTAGTTACATTTTATGTTTAAGAACATTTTTAAAAAAAATACTGATTCTGAAGTTATGACTGACGATGACGTAGCTGTAGAAGACATTGAAGTTATCGACAGTGAAATTGTATATCCTGATTATAATGAAGAAGTTGAAGAAACTATTTCATTTCCAAACTTAGATCAAGATACTGATCAACAAGAATATACAGAAGAAGAAAATCAATCAATTAGTAATGAAACTGAAGTAACTCAAATGAGTGAACTTCGTGAATGGGAGCTACTTAATGCTCCTGAAATTGTAGGCTGGTCTTCTAAAGAAGAACAAGAAACTCTTTTCGATGCCGCATTATGGTTAGCGTCAGCACCAGGTCTATCTATTTTAGACGTTGGATGTGGTCGTGCTGATTTATATACTAAAGCAACTGAAAAAGGTTTAGTGTACAAAGGAATTGATTATAATCCAAACATCATTAGCATTGCACAACAAAAGTATCCGGAAGTATCTGTTGAAACTTTAGATGTGTTAGATATAGATGCTGGCGCGGATTATGACTGGGTGGTGGGCTCAGGATTGTTTAATATAGCAGTCAAAGACCCAGCAGATTATGCACAGGCAGTTGTCGCAAAAATGTATGACAAAGCCAAGATCGGTGTAGCATTTAATTTATTAACAAGTATCCCTGAGGATATTGCAGACGAAGACAAACAGCAATTAGTTGTTTGGGAGCCAGCCGCTTGGTTAGCTTATTTGGAATTAACTTATAAAAAAGTTATATGCAGAACCGATTACCTTGAAGGTGATACTACATTTTACATTTTAAAATAAACATTATGATTTTAGTTTATGTGATTACTGTAGTTGTATTAGCTGCAGGTGCCATTTTTTATAATAGAATGGACAAAAAATTTAAGCAAGAAATTGCAGATCAAAAAGCAATCGTTACAGCACTTCAGGCACATGTAGAAGCTTTAACTAAAAAGAGAGATCAATTAGTAAAAGATTTGAGAAACGCTACATCTACAAAACAAGTTTCAGAATTTCCTGTTACTACATCTACTCCTGAAGTTGCAGTAGCTCCTACTAAAAAGAAAAAGGTTTATAAAAGAAAACCAAAAGCTAAAGTAGCAGAGTAATGGCAGCTCCTTTTGAATCATTTATTAATCACGTAATGTCTAAACATGACACCGCGGATAAGTTAAGACAAATAACTCAAGGACAAAGTCCAACTATGGCTACTAGTAGTAGTTTAAGTGAGTCTGTCAATTCAATGTTAGTTGAGCAAGAATTTGCAAACCAATTTGATTATAACGGATATGATTCGGAAGAGAAAAAGATTAAAGTATTGGATAAGCTTTATGAAGTTCGAAATAAAATTTCAACAAAATATTATCCAAATGACAAAGAGTATATGACTGTTCTGCTATGTATTAAATATGTAGCAGAAGGTTATGCTCTAACACCAGAGATTACATCATATCTAAATACTCTTTATAAAAATGTCTAAAACAAAACTAGTTGAATTAATTCAACAATTACTATCTATATCTGAAATAACATTACTTAATGAAATTAATGTTATTAAAGATTCTGAAGACCGTCAAAGACAGTTGAGAATGTTTTTCCATAATCCGGAAATATTTTCAAAATTAAAGCACATAACTGACCCGGCTTGGCTATCTTATGAGATATTTATTAAAGGGAAAACGTATGAATTTTAACGACTATATAATATCAGAATCAGATTATTCATTCTTTGACAGTTTGCCAGAGGATGAAAGATTACTGTTCATGTATGATTTAATATGTGAAGAATCTTATGGTATTGGATCGGAAAATTATGAAGACCCTGAAGACCGTTATGATACTTCTGAAATTAAACCTGACCTTGATAAATTTGATGATATAGTAGATGCATTTAAAAGTAAACTTCAAACTATTGTAGCCGCTTCTATTTCAGAAAAAGCTCCTGTTAATATGATGTTCTTAAATGATAAGCTTATTATCAATTCAGAGTCTTTAGCACTTATAGCAGATACAGTCAATCAAATGATATTAACTGGTTATTTATTATCAGAGCAGACTTTAACAAAACCACAAAGAAAAATATTTCATCAACAAAAATATTGTAAAGTATATACAATGTTAGGTAAGGTAAGTAGAATTTCAGAAAATTAAGTTATGATTCCAACTTCAACGCATTTGGTGCGCTTCAATGACAATTTACTTCAAATATTACGATATTATCCAGAATCTAGGGTAAAAGATGTCGACGGTATTAAAAAATGGCTAAATGCGGATATTGCTATTCGTAAAGAAGGTATTATGTATTTTTGTCAAACTATAGAAGAAGCAGTTGAAATTGACGACCAGGTCGAATTACCTAAAAGAGGCAGACCTAAAAAAATAAAATAAGATTCATTAGGTAATTACGAATGAATGCCTTATCTTTATACTAAATAAAAAATAATAAATAAAAAATAATAAGTTATGGGTAATATCGGTTATGCTTGTATTAATATGACTCTAGGTAAGAAAGGTATTCTTACCGGTAGAGCTATGCGCAAAGCTACTTTAGAAGAAAAAGGTGTAGCACACGCTTCTGCATTAGCATTGCAAAATGCGTTAGATTTAGAAACTATTCTTAAATGGAATGTAGATAATAACATCTTCTTTTTTCGTTTAGGTAGTGATTTATTTCCTTGGGGCAATAAAGTCGACGTAACTACTTTCCCAGACTATAATGAAATTTGTACCGTGTTAGCCCGATGTGGTCAATACGCTACTGACAATGGTGTGCGTATAACGACTCACCCAGGTCCTTTTAATTTACTTGCATCTCCGCGTGAAGAAGTAGTACTCAATACTATTTTAGATTTAGAGATGCATGCAAAGTTATTTGACTTAATGGGTTTGTCTCGTACTCCTTATAATAAAATTAATATTCACGTTGGTGCAACTTATGGTGATAAGTATACAGCAGCTGATACTTGGTGTAAAAACTTTTATAGGCTATCCGAGGGCGTCCGAGCCCGTTTAACTATTGAAAATGACGATAAAGCATCTATGTATTCAGTGCGAGACTTACATGAGTTAATCCATATGAAAACAAAAATACCGATCGTGTTTGACTATCATCATCATAGATTTTGCGATGGCGGTCAGACAGAACAAGAAGCATTAGAGCTTGCTATGTCGACTTGGTCGAATATTAAGCCTGTAGTACATTACTCTGAATCGAAATCGTTACACGAATCCAATGACAAGCTCAATCCTAGAGCGCATTCTGATTACGTTACTGACTATATTGATACATACGGTAATGATATTGATATTATGATCGAAGCTAAAGCAAAAGAGTTAGCTTTATTGAATTATCGATTACTGCATAAAAATACTTTGCAAAAAGAGGCTGTTTCATAAACAGTTACATAATTATATTTTCTTTTATTAATATTATAATATTTATTATTATATTATTATACTAGTATTATAATAATTTTTATTAACTATAAATTATAATTTGCCATGCGCTACAAAGAACAAACTTTAAGAAAGTTAGAAGCCCAATCCACAAAACTAACTACATTAGAAAGAGCTATTTCAAATACTGATATTTCTGGAGCTGATGCAATAATTCAAATTCAAAGCATTAGAAAAGAAATTGATTTAGTTGTTGAACGATTAGGATTGGAATCTGATGAATAAAACTGCTTTAAAAATATTAGTTGGAGTTGTCGCGCTAGCATTAGCTGCTTGCGCGGCATTTTTTTCTATTATAGGTCTATCTAAATTATTTGCCGGCGCAATGATAGCAGTAATAGCGATGGCATCTACTTTGGAAATTTCAAAATTAGTGATTGCATCTTATCTTTATCAACAATGGAAAGTTGTTAATAAGACATTGAGAGTGTATTTAGTTTCTGCTGTAACAATTATAGCTATAATAACTTCTATAGGTATATATGGATTTTTATCTGGAGCGTACCAAACAACAAAATCTAAATATGATTTAACGCAATCAATTACTGACAGTTTAAGTGTTAAGAAATCTTATTTCGACTCTGGATTAGTATCATATCAATCACAATTAGAAAGTAAAACTAATCAATTAAATAATTTATCTTCTATTAGAAATTCTCAAGAGCAGCGAGCATCAAATTTAATTAACTCTAATAAATCTTTTAAATCAGTAGAGAAGTCAGCTTCAAATACAGATAAGTCAATTAAAATATTAAATAAAGAAATTGCTCAGTTGAATGATAGTATTGTAAAATATTCCACTGAGTCATCTAAATTAAAATTAGGAATTACTCAGTCTAGTTTAAAAAATGAACTATCATCAGAATTAGGTTCACTTACTTACATTTCAAAAGTATTAAATGTACCAATGGATAAAGTTGTTAATATATTAATAATTTTATTTATGATTGTGTTTGACCCACTTGCTATTTGTATGGTAATTGCATATAACCAATTAAATGAATCTAAAGAAGATAATTTAGATATATTCACTGATGAAGAACTAGCTGTTATAGTGAAGGATATACAATCAGAAACACCCCAAGAACCAATCGAATCAATTCCAATGGATATTGAACCCCAGGAGCCTATAATTGATGAAGAAGCGGCTAAAATAGCAGCAAAAGTAGAGGCTAAAAAATCTCAAGATAGAGCATCGTACGGAGTAAAAATTTATTAAATAAATAAAAGTTATGAAAGCAAAAACAATTAAAAAAGTTGCAGAGTCAAAGTACAAATCTAAGATTAAAGACAATCAAAGAATAATGATTTGTCAAAATTCTGTACCTGGAGGTAAGTGGTGGAAAGGAACTGAATGTAAAGAATGGGTAATTGTTTCTGAAAAAGCAACTGCAGTATTATGTTACAGATGTGTAAATTTACATGTTGAACCGCCTGTTGAAAGAGGAGCTGTAAATAGATCAGGTCACCCTAAAGGATGGAAATTTATGAAACTTTATGTAGCAGCTGACGGCACTGTATTTCATAAAGGAGTTGAGCAAACAGATTTAAAAGGCACATTGCCAGTTACTATTATTGAACCTAAAGTAGAGAAAAAGAAATTAACAAAGCAAGAAAAAGATGCTGAGTTATTAGCTTTGGGTAAAGAAATAAAAGGTTTAAAATCAGATTTAATTCTTGAAACTAGAAAAGGTAAGCGAGCTGAATTAACTAGAGCTTTAGCAAAAGCCAATCGTGCTTTGAAAAAGTTAATGTAATATCTTTTTAATTACGAAAGAAAACCTTATATTACTTTAAATTAAAAATCGATATGACAAAAACAATAAAAATGGACATCTATGAAGATGCTCCTATAAAACCAAAAAAGAAAATTGTTGATTTAGAAGATTCTAAAAAAGAAGATGACACTTTCAATGAGATTGACTATGGATTAAATATAGATGAGTCTGTAATTTATATGCATGGTGATATTATGTTAGGTTCACTATTTGATTTTATATCTAAAGTAAGAATTATTCTTAAGAACCGTCCTGAAGAAAACGCTAACGATCCAATAAATTTATTAATTAATTCCAATGGCGGAGATGTATATGAAGCTTTAGGTATAATTGATTATATTGAGTCTATATCCGTACCTGTTAATATTATAGCAAGAGGAAGAGCAATGTCAGCAGCGGCAATGATTTTAGCATGTGGTACTGGAAAAAGAATTGCATCTAAATTAACTACTATTATGCTTCACGAAGCGTCAGCTGAAATATTTGGTAAGTCTGCAGATATAAAAGCAAATGCAGATCATATAGATGGATTAGAAAATGATTTCTATACTATGATGGCTGACAAAACAAATCAAACTGAAGATTTTTGGAGAAAGTCTTGCAGAAAAGATTTTTATATTTCAGCATCAAAAGCAAAAGAGTTAGGAGTAATTGACGAAGTAATTTAATTTAAAGTTATGCACAAAATAGAAGATACGGAAAAGCAATGGGACTTGTTAATGAATACTATTGATACTTTTATTCAAAGTCCTAGAAAAGAAAAATTAACTAAAATGTATGAAGGTTTAGCAGAGAAGATTTGTACTGCACCTGCTTCATCACATTCAACAAGGCATAATTGTTTTCCAGGAGGTTATATTGATCACGTAAATAGAGTAGTAAAATGTTCATTAGAATTATATTCAACTTGGCAAGCTTCTGGCGCAAACGTAAGTAATTTTACAAAAGAAGAACTAGTATTTTCAGCACTGAATCATGATTTAGGTAAAATTGGAAATGCTAAAGAAGATTATTATATTCCTAACGATTCAGATTGGCACGTTAAAAGAGGTCAAGTATATAAAATCAATGGAAGATTAACCTTTATGAAAGTTCCAGATAGAAGTTTATTTCTACTTCAAGAGTATGGAATAGACGTTTCAGAAAATGAATTTTTAGCAATTAAACTACATGATGGTTTATATTCAAAAGGTAATGAATCTTATTTAATGGGAGGCCTTCCTGAATTTTCACTTAATTGTGATATGCCTATATTGTTACATCACGCTGATCATTTAGCTACTTTAATTGAAGGTAATACTAATCACGCTCCTGAAACTTCTAAACAAGAACCAAAAGTAAAATCAAAATTATCTAATATTGGAGACCAGGTTACAAATGAAAATTTAAAATCTGCCTTTGATGAAATATTTGGAACACCATGATAACAGTAATATGTATATTGTCTTTAGTTATAGCCATAGGAACTTATGGCATTATTAATTTATTAAAACAATTAGAACAATTAGAAGATCAAGTATCTTTTTATATAGATGTAGTTGATGTAGTCAGAGAAAAGGTATTAGATGTTCAAGTACAATTAAAAGAAATTGATATTAAGGGGTCATTTGAAGCTGATGACGAAGTTGGTTTTGTATTTAAAGAAATCAAAGATCTAGCAGATGATTTAACTAATACAATAAATGAAGCGTATGAGCGATAATGTAGAAGAATTAATAATTGAAGCTCCCGTAGCTGAAGTTATTACAGAAGTTACGGAACCTAAAACGAGGGGACGTAAACCTAAAAATAAACAATACTTTACTAAAGAAACAGAAAATGCAATTCTATTGTATAATCAGTTAGAAAATGAATATGAGCGTAATAGATTATATGATGCTGAAATTAAATATCCATTTGATAAGCTAGTAGAGAATATTATTCATACTTTTAAATTTTATCACTTTGATGTTCCTTATGAAGATGTGAAACATGAAGTGGTAGCTTTTTTAAATGAAAAAATACATAAGTATGTCGATCCAAATAAAGGTAAGGCATTTTCGTATTTTTCTATTATTGCAAAAAATTATTTGATTATTCATAATAATGCAAATTATAACAAATTTAAAAATACTGAGCCGACTGAAGCAATTGATGATCAAAGAAATATTATCAATGAAGTCTTAAGAGAAGAGGAAGTAGCTGAAAAGAAAGAGTTTATGGATTTGTTTGTAGAATATATGGATAACAATTTAAACGTGTTATTTAAAAAGCAAGCAGATATTCAAGTAGCCGATTCAGTTTTAGAGTTATTTAGAAATAGAGAGAATATTGAAAACTTCAACAAAAAAGCTTTATACATTTTAATTAGAGATAGAACCGGAGTCAAAACTCAATACATTACAAGGGTAGTAAATGCAATGAAAAATGCTTATGCTGAAATGTATTTTACATATAAACATACTGGAAATATTTCTTTAGATAAAGCAAAATTTAAAAAATCAGAATTCCTAGAATAAAGATATTTATTTTAAAGGAATTTATGGATTTTGATATAGAAATTTTTAAAGGAAAGAAATTTTCCGATTTGATGAAAGACATTTACTCTAACAGTTCTAAAAAAGACCGTCAGATTAATATGTTAATTGGTGAATTAAGACCACTAATTAAAAACATAGGGGACGCAACAGTAATTGTACCTTTAATCAAAGAATATATAGAAGTAGGTGTTAAGAATGACGAACACCTTGTAAAACTAGCCGCTGTAGTCCAACGGTTAGTTTCTACTAACAATAGAGTACAAACTGATACTGGAAATTCTTGGATTCTATCTGAAGAAGAAAAGAAACAACTTCTAGGGGAGTTAGATGGACTTGCACAGGATGAAGAAGTAATTAACAAAAAAGTAGTTGATTTAGCTTCACAGCAGGAACAAATAGAAGCTGAACTTAACGATATTATAGACGGATTGAATTAATATGAAATATGAAATCTCAGCCGGGGAAGTTTTAGAAGTTATCTATAATGATGACAAACCTAATTTAATATACGGTTTAAAAGTAAAAGAATTAGGAGGAGGTCCAGCATCTGACGTTGCTGAAGTTACTACTATAACTGCAAAGCCATTAAATATTGGATTTTTAAGAATACCTATTGTAGGTGAAGCTGTTCTATTAATTAAAGGACCGTCATCATATGGTACTTCAATTAGAAATACTAGTGACAATTATTATTTAGATGTAGTATCTTTACAATCTAGTATACATCATAATTCATTACCAACTCAAACTGCTAAAACAGTACAAAAAAATATGACTTCTGGCGATGCTGGAAATTATAATTCTGCAGCAGCTGGAAATACTAATAAACCTAAAGACCCAAAAGTAGACGATAACTTTACAGAAAATGATAAAGTTCAGCCATTACAACATTATATAGGTGATATGTTAATTGAAGGTCGATATGGAAATTCAATTAGATTTTCTACAACGCCTAAATCTGGTAAATTTACTGTGCAACCTAAATGGTCAAATGGTAAACCTGCCGCTCCTATTACTATATTCAGAAATTCTGTACAAGAAAAAGGAGGTAAGATAAATGGATTTATTACTGAAGACTTCAACAAAGAAGATAATGTAATAGTTCAAGCTTCTGGTCAAAATATAGAATTCGAACAAGCTTCTAAAGTATTGTCATCTACTAACAAATATAGTTTAACTTCTTGGAAAGATGAAAATTGGGGAACGACTCCGCAAACTTTAATATCATCGGGTAGAATTGTATTTAATAGTTTTCAAAAAGAAATTATAGCGTTTGCTAAGAAAGGTATTGCATTATCATCTGAAACTGCTATTACAATTGACGCTAAAGATATGGTATCTGTCAATGCTAAAAAGATGGAATTAGGTACTAATTCATCTGAGCCATTAATTTTAGGTAATAAATGGAAATCGTGGATGGAAGATTTAATAGATGCAATTGGAGCATTAACTGATATATCTCCTGTCGGTCCCTGCGCTCCTACTAAATCAGACCCTCAATGGGGAAAGATAGCTTCTTTAAAAGCAAAAATACCTTCTTTATTAAGTGATATTTCATTTACGAAAAAATCATAAAATACTAGTAAATTAATAAACTAAATAATTATTAAAAAGAATAATATGAACTCAAAAGATTTTATACAAGCGCTTCGAAAAGTAATTCGTGAAGAAGTTTCGACAGCAGTACGTACAGAGTTAAAACATTATGGTTCCGTAATTACAGAAACAAAAAGACCTGTTAAACAAGAGGCTACTCCTACATACACTAACGCTTATAAACCTAAACCTAAACCAAAGCAACAATTTACAAAAAATTCTATGCTTAATGATATTTTAAATGAAACAGGTGGGTTTCGTTCTGAAAATCCTTACGCTTCAATAAACGAAAGTATGGTTGATTATAGTGGAGATTTTGATGAATGGCCTACAATGCAAATGGGAGCTAGACCTTCATTGGCAATGTCAAAAGCAGCTGCAATACCATCAGTTGATCCTGAAGGTAGACCGATTAATCCAGCAAATGTTCCTGAAGAAGTAGTTAATGCAATCACAAAAGACTATTCAGCTTTAATGAAAGCAATTGATAAGAAAAAAGGACTATAATGTCATACGAAAAAAGATATAATACGATTGATTTACTTCCTGATGTAGCAGTAGGAATTAAACTTCCTATGTTAAGATCTGATGGAGTTCTATTCGAGTTATCTTATTCAACGGAAGATCAAGTAATTTCAAATTTAAAAAATTTAATTCTTACTAGAAAAGGAGAACGTATAATGCAGCCTGAATTCGGAACTACATTACAAGATTCTTTATTCGAACAAAATACAGAATTGTTAACAACTTCTATTAGAAATTCTATACAAGATGCAGTTAAATTTTGGTTGCCATATGTTAGTATTGACACATTAACAGTAGATCCAGTAATAGCAGTTTTAGGAAATCAAGAAGATCATGGAGTATCAGTATCAATTACAGTTTTATTAAATGGTCAAAAATCAGAACAAATCATTACATTTTTAGTAACAGCAAATTCAATTGAATTAATATAATATGGCACAAACTAAAAAAGATATAAGATATCTTAACAAAGATTTTGGACAATTTAGAGCAAACTTAATAGAGTTTGCAAAGAATTATTTTCCAGATACTTACAACGACTTTAATGAAACTTCTCCTGGTATGATGTTTATAGAAATGGCATCTTATGTTGGAGATGTCTTATCATATTATACAGATAATCAATTAAAAGAATCGTTTTTGCAATATGCAGATAATAGACCAAATATTTTAGCATTAGCGCAAAATGTTGGATATAAAACTAAAAATACAATTCCAGCAACTGTAGATATTGACGTATTTCAATTATTACCAGCTAAGAATACAGCTGAAGGTAAAGCACCTGATTGGGCATATGCTTTAACATTAAAAGAAAACATGATTATTAGAGATGATAAATCTAACTCTGAATTTAGAACATTATCTTTAGTAAATTTTTCAGTATCAAGTAGCCTTAACCCAACAGAAGTATCTGTATATCAAGTTAACGATATTGATAACACTCCTGAATATTATTTATTAAAGAAAAAAGTTAAATCAATAGCAGGTACGATTCAAACTAAAACGTTTGAATTTGGAAATGCTAAAAGATTTGATAAAATATTAATCGAAGATACTGATATTATAGAAGTAATGTCTATAACAGATTCAGATAATAATAGTTGGACTGAAGTTCCTTTTTTAGCTCAGGATATGGTATTTGAAACAATTGCAAATACAGTACAAAATGATCCAGAGTTATCTCAATACAATGACATTCCATATCTTTTAAAATTAAAGAAAACAGCTAGACGATTTATAACTAAATTTCGTTCAGACAAAAATTTAGAAATTCAATTTGGTCCGGGAGTATCTGATAATGATGATGAAGAATTAATTCCTAATCCAGATAATGTAGGTTCTAGTTTAAGTGGATTACAAATTCAATTTGATCATCCTATAGATCCTTCAAACTTTATGTATACTAAAACATATGGTTTAGCTCCTTCTAATACAACATTAACTGTTAAATATACAACCGGAGGAGGTATTAAATCTAATGTCGCTGCTGGTACATTGAAAAATATTACTTCTATTGAATATCAAATAGACTCACAAAATTTAGATGCTACATTAGTTTCTAGAATAAAATCTTCAGTTGCATGTACTAATCCTAGCCCTGCAGCAGGAGGCAAAAGTGAAGAAACTTTAGAAGAAATTAGACAAAATGCAATGGGTACATTTGCTACTCAACAGAGAGCAATCACTGCTCAAGATTATATAATAAGATGCTATTCATTACCTCCTAAATTTGGTTCAGTAGCAAAAGCTTATGTAATTCAAGATCAACAAATTAATCCTGATAATGGTCAGGAGATGGTTCCTAATCCATTAGCAATTAATCTATATACTTTAGGTTATAATAAAGATGGAAATTTAGTTGGACTGAATCCTGCAGTTAAAGAAAATTTAAAAACGTATATTAGTCAATATAGAATGTTAACTGATGCTATTAATATAAAAACAGCGTATGTTATTAATATTGGAGTTACGTTTGAAATTATTACTTTACCTGAATACAACTCAAATGAAGTATTAATCAAATGTGTTGATAAATTAAAAACAACATTTGATAGCAAATTATGGCAAATTAACCAGCCAATTGTTTTATCTAAAATATATACTGAATTAGATAGAGTAGAAGGAGTTCAATCTGTAACTTCTGTAAAAATATTAAATTTATATAATACTACAGACGGGTATTCAGGAAATGTATATGATATTGCAGCAGCAACAAAAGCAGGAGTAATTTATCCTTCTTTAGATCCAAGTGTTTTTGAAGTAAAATATCCTAATTCAGATATAGTAGGTAAAGTCGTTTCTCTATAAAAAAATAAATTATGATTTGGTCAATACCAGCATTACAAGATACAACCATATATGAAAAAGATCCGTATAGAAATGCGGGGCTTGATCAAATATTAGAACTTCGAAAAGAAGGAGATTCAACTACAAGTGATTTAACTGAATCTAGAATATTAATGAAATTTGATATTTCAGATCTACCTACAATTTTATCACAAAATGGTATTTCTATAAATGATATATCTGCTAGTTTAAAATTATATACAGCTCAAGAATATGAATTACCTGCTACATATACAATAGAAGCCAAAGCATTGTCAAATAGTTGGACTAACGGTTCGGGATATCATTACTTTCCAGCAGGAATTCAAAACCAACTATCAACTACAGATGGAGCTACATGGATAACTACTCAAGGAACAGGTTCTGCACAATGGACTTCAGGCTCGGGTACTGCTATACAATATAATGAAACTGCAGGAGGCGGTGCGTGGTTTACAGCGTCAATAGCATCGCAGTCATTTAATTATAAAACTCAAGATACTATTAATTTAGATATTACTACATTAGTAAAAAATTGGGTAAATAATGTGTATACTAATAATGGAGTAGTAATATCATATAAGAACTCAACTTTAACAGGTTCAAATACACCTTTAACAAATATACAAATTCACTCTTCAGATACTCACACTGTATATGAACCTCATTTATATATTAGTTGGACAGGAAGTTTAACTTATAACACAGGTTCATTAACTCAAATGACGTATGAAGATGATCCTATCGTATATGTAAGATCTTTCAATGCAGAATTTATTAAAGATAAAAAGAATAGAATTTTAATTGCTGCACGACCTAAATATCCTAGACCTGCATTTACACAAAATTCAACTTTTGCTGGAATTAAAGCATTACCAAGAAATTCATATTATCAAATTAAAGACGCGCATAATGACCAAATTATTATACCATATAGCGAATCAACAAAACTCAATACAAATACTTCAGGAAGTTATTTTGATTTTTATACTACAATGATGTATCCTGAGAGATATTATAAATTTGAAATTCAAGCAAATTTCACAGATTTTACAGAATACTTTTCTTCAAATGAATTTATTTTTAAAATAGTTAAATAAAATGGCAATATACAAATTACATGAATTTGATAAAGATAAAGTATTTACTGGAGAAATTATACCTTCAAAAGTAGAAAATATAAAATACGCTTCATACGAAAAAAATACGGTAGGACAGACAGTTATTGATATTAATAAAGATTTAAGTCAATCTAGAAAGTTTATAAACTTAAATACTACTAAGGTATCTCAAGATAAATTTAATAGAGTAGTTGATATTGAAATCAAAGAATTTCTACCGGGAAATTTAGATGATATTATAACTGATTTATCTAATAAAATTGCTGAATTAGAAGGAGCTAAAGCAGAATTACAAGCTACTAATCAATCTGATACTGAAAAAATAAATAGATTATCAGAACATATTAATACATTAGAAGGTCAAATAAATTTATCAAGTATACTTGCCGATCCTACTGTAGTTGATTATGTAAATAAAATAGTTAATAATATTGAAGTTGGTAAACGATTTGATTTATATTCTTCATATGAAACAGCACCTTCAGACGATTTTCAAAATACTAATAGATTATTATCTGATAATAGAAAAGCAATAGGAGTTTTAGAACCTAACGGATATTTTTGTATTTATGTAGGTAAATTTGACATTTACGGTAAACCTGTTCCAGGTGCGAAAATTAAAAAAATATATCAAATTGGAAATGCAGAAGCTATACAAGCATCGTCAGCAAAATACGGAACTCCTCTATATTTTGGAATGAAAATTAATCCAGGGTCATTACCCGAAGGATACACTCCAGAATCAAATTATTATTATCTTAATCCTGACGTAGCTAATGATGCTTTATATGGAAAAACTGGCACTAGCTCTGGAAAAGAGCATTGGCAAAAATTTGGTCGAGCTGAATATGCATTAGGTACGAGAACTCATAGATGGATAGAAGGAGATGATGGTCAATTAGAAATTTATGCTATTTATGCAAATAAATGGATACCGGATTCTATACTTAATGCTAGACCTCAAGCTGATCCTTGGGTAAATGGTAGGATTAAAGTAATTAATGATACTTTAAAGAAAGCAATTGCGGATGATTTTGCAGCTACAAAAGCATTAGTTTCTGCAACGCATTCTGTTAAAACAGGTACTCGTACAATTATAAAATGGCGTGGTAGAACAACAGTCGACGTATTTAGTGATGTACCTAATTTATCTCCGGTACAACAAGCTGCAGCCTGGAAAGAGTATTCAGCAAAAGTGCTATCACATATTAAAAATTTCCGTAATAATATAGATAGAACTATTGATTTTTTAGAAACTAATTATGCAATGAAGTTTACTGCAAATAATAGACCAGGCGATTTCAGTCAAAATCTAGTTAATGGTAAGGCATGGTCAGATATTGAAATTGATAAAATTAATTCTGCTACTAAAACTTCTATAACTGATGCTTTTAATGATGCATTTAATGAAGTTAAGAAAACAAAAAGAGTTGTTACCGGCACTCGTCAAGCTGCTAATTTACGTGAATATCTTCAAAATCGCAACGGAAGAGTTGATGTATTTAGTGAGGTACCTAAATATACCGCTGCTGAAAAAGAAGAAATTTGGAATGATTTTGATGAATTTAAAGCAAATAAAATTGCAACATTTGTTTTAGAAGCTACTAAAATATCTAATAAGTTAAAATCTACATACTCAGTTGATATAACAATTCCAGATTTACAAAAAATACAAGCAGGATTTTATAATGATCCTGCTAATAGAGATGTATCTCCTAGTATTTCGAAATTATCAATTGAGAATCCAGATGTATATGAAAAAGATGGAGTTTTGTATGGAACATGGAATCCTGGATTTCCTTTAGTGAACTATGACAGTGAACGAATAATGCAAAATTGGGATATAGTTTACGGTTCTGGCAGAAATAAAGTTGGCTGGTCAGCAAAAGCTACTATTGATGATGACGGAATATTTACATTAACTTCATCAGATGGTTCGGACATATGGTCAACTAGATTATAAAATTCTACCTAGAATAACAAACTTAGATATTTATATTAAAGACAAAATATAAATGCTAACAGTTTACAAAAACCAGAATGAAATTCTAAAATCAACCGGGGCTACTCAAGGGTCTCGGTTAGAAACTGTTGATAAAGAACTTTTAGATGTAAGAAATTTTTCTGTTACATTCAATAAAGGTGCTCAGCCTAATTTAGAAATGCACGTTTATACGCCTGACGGTGTATATTTAACAGGAAATCATAAAACTTTATATTCAATTGAAAATAATGATACTACCTCTCAAAAGGTAGCATACCAACATTTATCAATTGACAATGTAAAAGAGTTAGAAGCTTTAGGAGTTACTAGAGGTCAATATAAAATTGTATATAATTTATTTGATAATCTTTTAGGCTCTTATGAAGGGCAAAAAGTTTTTATAAAAGAAATATCTCCTTCTAGACGAGAGTTAAGAATACAATTATCACAAAATAGTCCTGGGCTAGTTCAGCAATTAAGCGCACTTAAATCTAGATGGGAAGATTTATTACGTAATGATATTTTTGACTCTTTTGTTATTAATTTCGGGTTCAATGATACATATCAAATTATTAATTTAAGATTTGATACTGATTCTGACATTCCTGAAATTGTCGCTAAATTATACGAGCCACTTCCTTCTAGATTTGGAGAAAAATCTAAAATTTGGATTTCTGAAGAAATTTTAGTTCCTATAATAGAGTCTGTTTCTATCGTACCTAAATTTATAGGAGACCCAGTAACTAATTTAGCAGGCCCTAACTTTGAATTAGAAGGTACTGACGGAGGTTCAATTGCAACTGATTTTAAATCTTGGAATGATTTACTATCAGAAAATATGTCTACTTCACAACAATTAATAGATTCTTATTTTTCAGGGTCATTATCTGGAATTAAATTAAATATTAATTATAGAGATTTTTCTAACTTTATACATTATGGTTCTGCAGTAGAGCGAGTTAAGAATTTTAAATATAAACTTGAATTAATTGAATATTTTTCAAGTCAGTTAGAATCTTTAAAATCTATAGAAAATACAGATATTATTGATGTTAATATTCAAGACACTTATACTAAACGAAATACAGTAGTTTCTGGGTTTGACGATTTTGAAAAATACTTATTTTTTGAAAATACAGGAAGTGCTTTATATTCACATGTAGATAACACTTCAGGCTCTATTAATCCTTGGCCTAAAAAAGGAATTTCAAGTACGTCATATACATGGGCTGCTGCATATGAATTTTGGGATCAAGCTTATACTACATGGAATGCATATGCTTCATATGATCCATATAGTTATTTTGCAGATCAAGTTGAAATAAATTCTGTACAAGGTTCTGCATATTATTACGATTTGTTAGAGCAAGCAGAAATTTATGATAAATTTAATGTACATGCACTGACAAACACAGTGCCATTGCAAATTCAAAACTCTTCAGATGGTGAAGATTATGCATTGTTTGTAAATATGATATCACAGCATTTTGATATTTTATGGACTTACATTAATAATTTAACTGCTATAAAATATAGAGAAGAACACCCTAAAGATGGTATGCCTGATGATTTACTTTATCATGTAGCAGAATCAATGGGATTCAGTTTACTAAATGGTAAGTCTACTTCTGAATTATGGAAATACTCGCTAGGCACAAATGCTGATGGCACGATAAATTCGGATGATATTCCATTAATTACTACTTTATCTGACGAGTCAAATACCAAAGAAGTTTGGAGAAGAATTGTAAATAACTTACCTTACATTTTAAAAACAAAAGGAACGTCTAGAGCAATTAAAGCTTTGGTAACCTGTTTTGGTATACCACAATCTGTATTGACAATTAAAGAATATGGAGGACCTTCTACATTCACAGATGCAGATCATTTTCCAGAATATGTGCATGATGTGTATCACAAAGCATGGCTAGCAAACGGCTCAAGCTACGTGACTGCTAAAACATATGCCGAGGGAACTCCACTACCTGATACTTTAGAATTTAGATTTAAAACAGATAATAATTTTGTATATGATTTTGGGCAGTCTTATAATTTAGTTGAAATTATAAACTCCTCTAGCTTAGCGCGCTATCAAATACTATTATCTAGAGATAATACTTACAATAACTTAGGGTCTATAATTTTATATAGCCATGACGCACAGACAATTACAATTCCAGGATTGGAAATATTTGATAATAGCTGGCATACTATAACTATTGAAAAAGTAAACACAACTTCAGCCACTGTAAAAGTATCAAAAGCACTATACGGAAAATCTATATATATTAAATCAGGGTCTTTAAATAATTCATTAATTGCTCCTATTGGAGCTGAAGGATATGTATATCAATTTGCAAATAACAACAATGGCTTTGTCAGTACTATTCCATCACCTCAAAAATTTAAAGGTCATATTCATGAAATTAGATTTTGGTCTGGGTCTCTAGATGATAATACTCTTATTGAACATACTCAATCTCCAGCATCTTATACATATGACGTAAATAGAAATATTACAACAACAGGAGAAGAAGCTTTAAAACCATATAATCATTTATTACAAAGATATACATTATCTACCACTGAAGTAGAAAATACAAATCGCCAATATCCTACTCAGCCTAATTCAACTTTATATACAAAAGCTACGTCTTTAAATTATTTAACTATAAGTGACCCTAGTAATTTTGTTTTAGAAGGATTTGAAGAAACATATTATACACCGTCTCCTTCGCTAGGAGGCTCTAGTTTATATACAAATAAAGTAAGAATTGAATCTTCTTCATTAGATGTAAATAAAAGATTAAATACTAAAACAAGAATTGAAAAATCTTCTTTTGATAGATATTCATTAGATTCTAATAGAGTAGGTGTTTACTTTTCTCCTCAAACTGCAATTAATGAAGATATTTTCAATCAATTAGGATATTTTGAAATTGACGATTATATAGGAGATCCAGGAGATACTTACAGTGAATCTTATAATGAATTAACTAACTTTGCAAAGAATTATTGGTTAAAATATGAAAATCGAAATGACTTTGAAGCTTATTTTCGAGCTTTAGAAATTTATGATTTCACTTTGTTTAAGTATATTAAAAAAATGCTTCCTCAAAGATCTAATGCAGTAGTTGGATTAGTAGTTGAACCTAACGTTTTAGAAAGAAGTAGAGTAAGATTAAATAGAAAACCTACCATAGAAGATTTAACTCATGAGACAGTTATTGCTCAATTTGATCTTCCAATGGGTATGGAGTATGAAGATTTAGAAGGAGAAGTTGACGAAATGATTGCTCCTCCTGCTATTGATTTTGATGACGATCGTCAAGGAATTTTAAATGGGGTTATCATTAATCCTGATATAGATTATGATAATATAGATATAGGAGAATTTTCAGGAATTACAGTTAATCCTAATATAGATTATGATGACCTAAATATAGGAGAATTGTCAGGAATTATATTAGAACCTTTTATGCAATATGACGCTGATAAATTAGCAACGTTAGAAAATATATTACCAGTATTTACTGAATCTGCTGTCATTAAATCTAAAGATACTGAAGGTTTAATAGACACTCTACCTGTATTAACTGATTCTACTATTATTAAATCTAAAGACAGTAGTATTACAATTAAGCCGACAACCGCTGGAACTATATCAGATATACCAAAAAGTACTGTATTAACTAAAATAGATACTATTAATAAAACAGGTAATGCATGGATTCAAAATAGATATATCGGTCAATATAAATTAACACAGTCTGGTTCATATACACCAATTCAAAAATTTATATCAGGGTCAACTCAGTCAAACTCATTACAAAAAACGAATTTATTTTATAGCAGCGCAGCCTCAGCTTCAGCTCAACAGCCTTATTCATCTAGTTATTCTTTTGCTGATGTACATAGAGAAACATCTGCGGGTTGGCGTAACGCTAGATATGTTGGATGTAAGTTAACTGCGACAGCTATAAACGTAAATTCAACGCAAACTGTAGACGGAGGCCCTGTAGTTAAAGTAACTAAAGTTAATCCAAATAAAATTGTATTTGCAAACGGTCAATTAACAACTATAGATGAAGCAACTACGGGAATTAAAAAGAAATCAATTTAAAATAAAAACATAGATTAAACTTAGATTTTTAAACATTACATATTTATTTAAAAGAAATTATATTATGGGATACTTAAATAACAGTACAATTACTGTCGACGCAATTTTGACAAAAAAGGGTAGAGAATTGCTAGCTCGCGGTAAAGACGAATTTAAAATTACTCAATTTGCATTAGCTGATGATGAAATTGATTACGATTTGTGGAACCCTGCACATCCATTAGGAACTAATTACTATGGAATCATTATTGAAAATATGCCGTTAGTAGAAGCGACAGCAGATGAATCTAATATTATGCGTTATAAATTGGTTACATTGCCAAAGAAAACTGCAAGAATACCAGTTATATCTGTATCACAAACATCTGCGACATTAACTTCTCCAGGTCAAGTATTCTCAATTGTTCCGACTACGACAAACTTTACTTCAGGTAATGCAACTTTAGGATACACTGCTATTTTATCTAATTCAGATGTATGCTCATTGCAAGTTGTTAATCCAGTAATGGCAGGTGTTAGTCCGACAGTTCCTAGATTTATCGGAGACGCAGAAGCTGCGACTTCAGTATCAGCAGTTGGATTTAGCTTTAATATTATTGCAAAACAACAATTAGTTTCAGACGTAAGTGCAACAGTAACAATAATTGGAAACGAAACTGGAGGAAGAACATCAGTAACAGTAACAGTTAAGAAAACATCATTAGCAACATCAACAGGTACGCCTATTACTAATGCTAGATAAATTAACAATTTTTAATAAAATAAAATATTAGTATGGCAATTAGTAATCAAGATCAAGGTAGAATGGCCGCTGCATCAGGTGGTCGTGGCGCCTTAGAAGCTGGTCAAGCCGCAACAACTGCTGCTAGATTTGAAGGCAGAGCAATAAGAATTAAAGGAGGTGATGCAGTTTTCTTAGTTCAAGGCGGAAGAAAATTTGGATTTGAAAGTTTTGATGCGTGGTTAGCTTATGGATTAGATAACGGACAAGGCTTTACTGATAATAATAATTGGACTTTAGTATCTGCAGAAGAGGCAAACTCTATACCAAACGGCGGATTTGTAAATGCAAAAGGAACAGTAATTCCTGATGCTCCGTCAGTATTAGAGCAGCCAATGTTAATGGAAGAAAGCATAAATTTAAAAGCAAGGTCATTAGCTAATGAATTTGTTAAGCAATTTCAAATACAAAAGGCTGTAGCTGCATCCGGAAGAGTATTTACTAGATTTGAACCGGTTTCAGATATTTTAGATAACCAACAAGTTCAAGTAACATCTGGATTGTTTTCTTCAAATGCTGCTACAATGTCAGTTATATTCACATCTTCTTTACAATCAACGACTTCAAAAAATTATTATTATGAAGCGTGGAACGGAACGGCAACGACTTCGGAAGCACAATTTTCAGTAGCATATGGTCATAGAAGAGGTTCAGGTTCATCAGCAGCAGGTACTTTAAACGATTCGCCATCAAGAGCAGTATATTCACAATATAGATTGTTGCTATTGAATCCAGGCGACACTACATTTACCTTTGGTAATGGAGCATCTTCAGATTCAATTTATGCTATTAACTATAACAGAGCTAGATTAAAAGATAGAATGGACCCAGGCAACTGGCAAATGACATTAGCTCAATTATCTGGTTCGACAGTTCCTAATGCATCGCACACAGGGTCAAATGTTAGAGTTCAAACATTGAATCCAAATTTTATTACGTTAATTGACGATTCAGGAGATGTAAATAATACAGGTACTACAGGATTAGGTAATGTATATAATATAGTATCCGGTTCGCTAACAAATGGAATTTTTAACCCATCAGCCCCTATATATTATGGATTGATGTATCCTGCATTAGGAGTAGTAATTCTTAATGATACAGCTTTAAATGCATCAGCTTCATTTAATTCCGTAACTGGTTCTAATGTAGCTGGAGATAATGCATGGAAATTGTTTACATCAATTTCAGGAGCAATGTCAGCTAGCGTAAATTATGCAATGCAAGCTAGAAATATTGAAACGATTACATCAACTCATTATTTCGTTCGTGTAAAAAATGGAGAATATAATTTTTCAAATAATCCTACTTTTGTAACTGGATCTGTAGGAGAATTTTCTCAAGCAACATTTATTGGAGATCCTAAAACATATTTAACGACAATTGGTATGTATAATGACAGACAAGAATTGCTAGCAGTTGCTAAATTGTCTCAGCCAGTTCAAAAATCATTTTCAGTTGAAACCTTAATCAAGGTTAAATTGGATTTCTAATAACAATTAATTAATACAATATCAATATGATAAGGTACATAGATAATACCGGAGACAATTTTAACGACGGATTGGGAAGTGGATTTAATAATGAAGGCGCTAATGGCGGCTTTTTCGGAAATAACGGCAGACCAGGTTCACGTAATTTCTTAGGAATTCGTGGAGGCGGTAGCTTCGGCGGAACTGGTATTCCTAGACCAGTAAGACCATTTTTCCCAACACCACCAAGAACAACTCCTGTAGTAGTTACTCCAGCTCCAACACCAACAAACCCAACACCTGCTCCTGTAGTAGTTCAAGTGCCGGAGCCAACACCGATACCGGCTCCAACACCTATTGCAGTTCAGCCTGAACCAGCACCTGTAATTATTAATACTCCCGCAGTTCAAGCAGAAATTGAAATACAAGCTGCTTCATTAGCTAATGACATAGTTAAAGATTTAGTTAATCAACAGCAACCGGCTGAAGGCGGTAGAGTATTTTCTAGATTTAATCCTGCAACAGATATTGTTGAAAATCAAAAAGTATTTTTAACGACAGGTTTATTTTCAAATACATCATATGGAGTTTCAATAAACCAAGCTACAATGTCTGCAATGTTTACTGGATCAATTCAAAGCGCTGCGTCTAAACAATATTATTACGAAGCTTGGAATAAAAATCCTATCATTTCAGAAGATTCTGAACCTCAATTCTCAATAGCTTATGGCCATAGAAGAGGCTCAGGTTCGTCCGCTGCTGGTACTCTAAATGACTCTCCGTCAAGAGCAGTATATTCTCAATATAGATTATTACTATTGAATCCAGATGATACTCAATTTACATTGAAAGACGGTACTTCCACAGATTCAATTTACGCTATTAATTTTAATAGAGCTAGAATTTTAGAAAAAGTAGACCCGGGTAACTGGCAATTAACTTTAGCACAATTATCAGGTTCGACAGTGCCAAATAATTCACATACCGGTTCAAATGTTAGAGTTCAAACATTGAATCCAGGAGTTATTTCATTAATAGATGATTCAGCAGATACTCAAGAAGAAAGAGTAACTACGGTGGGAAGAGTAGTAAATGTAGTTTCCGGTTCTATTTTAAATGGAATTCATAATCCTACAAATCCACACTATTACGGGTTAATGTATCCTGAAACGGGTATGATTATTTTAGACGGTAATAAATTAAATGCATCAGCTTCATTTAATATTGTTACGGGTTCTAATGTAGCGGGTGATAATGCATGGAAATTGTTTACTTCTATTTCTGGAGCATTTACTCTAGATCCACTTAACTATTCATTTCAATCAAGAAATTCTATAGTTAGAACGTCAGCACATTATTTCGTGAGAGTAACAAACACAGAATATAATTTTTCAAATAATCCTACTTTTGTAACTGGTTCTGAAGGGGAGTTTTCACAACCACAGTTTTTAGGAGATCCGACAGTATATATTACTACGGTGGGTATGTATAATGATAGACAAGAACTACTAGCGGTAGGTAAATTATCTAAACCAATTCAAAATTCATTCTCAAAAGAATCTTTAATTAAAGTTAGGTTAGATTTCTAAATTTAATAAAATACACCATTAAGTAGACTCTTTGATATTTATATTAAAGAGTCTATTTTACTATATATGGGAAAACCAGGAGTATTTAAAAAAATAAATGATCAAGATAAAACGATCACCCCTTTCAAGGTTCACAGATCTTGGAGCTATACTAATACAGGATCTTTAGAAATAGATGGTATTAGAAAATTAGTTGCTATTAAACCAAATCCAAAAGTTTATTCTGGAGGAAAGGTTACTCTAGATTCATGGCAAACTCAAGCAGAATCTGCTTCATTACTAATTAACACAACTTTAGATTCTGAAGCTTCAATGGTTTGGTATAGTTTAAATCATTTATATTATAAAAGAGCAGGCCGGCCATTTGAAACCTTCGGATATTCAGATCCAGCAGCTATAGAAAGAACTATATTTGATGAAGCATCTGTAATTTCAATTCCTCAAGTAAAATTTGGAGAATCAATTCAACCTGGGTCTGTTATATTAAATTTTTATAATAATATATCTAATACATCAATGTCATTTGTAGATGACGGAAATGGAAATTTAATTGATACTGCATTAAGTAGTTCTATATCTAACGAATTGTTATATTTAGGATTTAATGCAATGACATATTCTCCATTTTGGGATGGAAATCCAACATCAAGTTGGTGGGATAGAACAAATTATGCTCAAGGGCTAATTCAAACAGATACTACTATTCAAGAATTAGAAGTAACCGGTAAAAATATTTTAATTGTCCCTGCAGATAAGGGCTATAATATTATAGGCAAATCAACTTCATATCCATACGGAAATACAGTATTGTTTAATTCTGGGTCGTATATACGTATACCTAACAATGATACTTTAAATTTTAAAAGAAGTGAAGATTTTGCAATTGGAATGTGGTTAGGACATGATTCGACTGTTTTCGCGCCAGCTACATCTAGTATATTATCAAAAAGAACTACCGTAAAGAAAAATATAAAAACTAGAAAAGGGATAAGTCAATTAGTTGATTATAACTTACCTATAAGTCAATATCCATATGATATTAGAGTATACAGCGGTTCAAAATTAGAATGTAGAACATCTGACGGCTCTCAAATTACTGCAATAACCAGTTCATTATCTCCAAATCATATTAATCATATTCTATTACAAAAAACAGGTTCTAATTTTCAATTATATGTTAATGGCACTTTACAAGGATCTGAAGTAATGTCTAATGAAAATATTCATAATGAAGCGGATATATTTATAGGATCGCTAGGGTTGAAAAATGACGGATATACTAATCAAGGTATGAATGGGTCTGTTGATGAATTTATAGTATTTAGTAAAGGATTGACTCAAACAGAAATTAATCAATTATGCTATACAGGTTCTTTGAATTTAATGACTACTAATACAAATGCAGTTGGAAATGTATTTTACGAACATGGAATGGTAGTAATTTCAGATCCTAGAACAAAATATACTTCAGGATCATTTAGATTATTTAACGATTCGTTATATAATTATAAAACAGGTGCTCAACAGCCAGGCTGTTTACAAAATTTTTATTTTGAATATAACTCAACAGTTACTTTATATGAACATGAGTATGTATGTAGAGCAAAAGAAGATGAATTTAACTTTACTTCTAATTCTACTATACGACAAAACAATGATGAAAATTCTGAAGTTCCAAAAGAATTTGTATCTAATGAACATTTTGCTCCTTATATAACGACAGTTGGATTGTATGATAAGTATGGTAGATTATTAGCAATAGGAAAATTAGGAACACCAATTCACAAACGAGATGATGTCGATCTTAACTTAATTGTTAAATTTGATATGTAATTAAATAAATGTTATGGCAAAAAGAAGAGCAACTTACAGCGTAAAAGCAGTCGCTGCAAAATACGGATTTAGAAGTGGTTTAGAAATGACTATCGACGAATCTTTGAAATCAAGGGGTATAGATGGAGAATATGAAAAACATATTATACAATATACTAAACCTGAAACGCATCACAAATATCATCCTGACTTTAAATTGCCTAATGGCATTTTTGTCGAGACAAAAGGTAGATTTTTGACTGATGACAGGAAAAAACATTTACTTATCAAAGCACAAAATCCAAACTTAGATATTAGGTTTTTATTTCAAAATTCTAAAACTAAAATATCAAAAGCATCTAAAACTACTTATGCAGATTGGTGTATTAAGCATGGGTTTAAATTCGCAGATAAAGACATTCCAGATGATTGGCTAATTTAATTTTGATTATGCGAAAGATTATTATATATTAGTCTTGATGGTAAATACAAAGTTAATTCATTTAATAGATTCGGTTTTAGGAAAAGGCAAAGTTACTAATAAAGGTAACCAAGCTCACTCCTGCCCGTTTTGTCACTCTACTAGAAGAAAACTAGAAGTGCAGACAGTAACTAATGATAAAGGAGAAAATCCATGGCATTGTTGGGTTTGCAACAAGTCTGGAAAAAAGATATCTACGCTGTTTAAAGCACTAAATGTAAGCAGAGATAAGATAGCAGAATTGTATAAGCTACTTAACACCCAACCCAAATATAGCTCATCTACGAACTCCGCTTATACAGCATCTACGACACCTCTAGACCTGCCTAAAGAGTATATTCCTTTATATAAACATTCTGAGACAACAGAGTATAAAAATGCTATACATTACTTAAGATCAAAAAGAAAAATAACTCTTTCTGAAATAGTAAAATATGGCATAGGATATTGCGAGTCAGGCGAATATGCTAAAAAAATAATTATCCCTTCTTATGATACAGAAGGTAAATTAAATTATTTTGTAGGAAGAGCTTATTATGATGTAGACTTTAAACATAAGAATCCAGACGTATCTAAAGATTGTGTTGGATTTGAATTGTTTATAAATTGGGCACTTCCTTTAGTTTTAGTAGAAGGCTCATTTGACGCTATTGCAGTTAGAAGAAATGCAATACCATTATTCGGAAAGACAATATCAGAAGACTTACGTAAGAAAATTATTGAAAATAAAGTAAGTCAGTTGTATATTTGTTTAGATAAAGACGCTCAAAAACAAGCATTGCAACATGCAGAATATTTCATGAATAATGGAGTTCAAGTTTATTTTGTAGATTTGCAAGAAAAAGATCCTGCTGAAATAGGATTTGAAAAAATGTGTAGTTTAATAAAACAAACACCTCCACTGACCTTTGAAAAATTCATTGAATATAAATTATTCGGATAAATGTATATAGAAAATTTAGTTACCAGTATAGATAAGATAGATAAAATATATCACATAGCTGATATTCACATTAGAAATCTTAAACGACATGAAGAATATTTAACAGTATTTAATAGAACTGTAGATAAAATTAAAAAAACAATTGGCCCAAATGATATTATCTTTTTAGGAGGCGATATTGTGCATGCTAAAACAGATATGACACCTGAATTAGTTCAGTCAGTTCAAGAGTTTCTTAAGATGTTTGCTGATTTAGCTCCTACAATATTAATTACAGGAAACCATGATTGTAACCTAAATAATAAATCTAGATTAGATGCTTTAACGCCTATTGTAAATGCACTAAATCACCCTAATTTATATTATTTAAAAGAGTCTGGAGTTTACAAATTAGCTGATAAACATTTTACAGTAATGTCAGTTTTTGATAAACCTAAAGATTTTATCAAAGCAGATGAATTTGAAGGAGATTTTAAAATTGCATTACATCACGGAGCAGTAAATAATGCTTTAACTGATATAGGATTTAGATTGGTAAATGACCATGTTGATATTGATACATTTAAAGGGTATGATTTAACACTTTTAGGAGATATTCACAAACCTAATCAGTTTTTAAACGAAGAAAAAACTATTGCATATCCAGGTTCACTTATTCAACAAAATTATGCAGAAGCTTTAATTCATGGAATGTTAGTTTGGGACACAAATACATCTCAAGCAGAATTTATGGAAATTGAAAATGATATGTGTTATTATACTTTAGAAGTTAATGATAGCAAATATAACCCAATTCCAGATGAGTTATCAGATAAATTGATTAGATTAAGAATCAAGTCTCAAAACACAGAGTCTGCCGATTTAAAATCTATAATCGGAAGTATAAAATCTAAATTCAATGTAGAAGAATATACAGTTCAAAAAATTAATGATTTAACTCAAAACAAATCTAGGGTACAAAAAATTAATATAGGAGATGTAAGGGATGTAGAATATCAAAATACATTAATTACTAAATATCTAGAAAATAAATTTACTTTAGAAGATGATGTTTTAGATGGAGTTCGTCATGTTAATAGAACTGTAAATTCAGGATTACCTACATTAGAAATAAATCGAAATGTATCTTGGATTCCAAAAAGCTTTGAGTTTTCAAATATGTTTAGTTATGGAAAAGGTAACTCTATAGATTTTACTAACATGAAAGGAGTGTATGGATTATTTGCTCCAAACGCTTCTGGAAAGTCTACACTATTAGATGCTATAACATATTGTATATTCGACAAATGCGGTCGAACTTCAAAAGCAGTCGCTGTTCTAAATAATAGATCTGCTTCATTTACATGTAAATTCAATTTTGAATTAGATGGTAAAAATTTCTTTATTGAAAAAATAGGTACTCGAGGAAGAGGTAATCACGTGCGAGTTGATGTTAATTTCTATTCTGTAGATGATTTAGGTCAAATAACATCATTAAATGGAAAAGAGAGAAGTGAAACTAATGACCATATACGAGGTCTGTTAGGAACTTATGAAGATTTTGTGCTAACTGCATTGTCAGTACAAAATAATAATTCAGGTTTTATTGACATGGCTCAAAAAGACAGAAAAGATTTGCTAGCTCAATTCTTAGATATTAATATCTTTGAAGATTTATATAGAATTGCTAACGATGACATTAAAGAAGTTGCTACGCTAGTAAAAGAATATCAGCGTCAAGACTTTGGTTCACAACTAGCACAAGCAGTTAATGATATTGAGGCATACACAAAAGAGCATAAAGATTATCAAATAGATAAAAGTGAATTAGAAAATAAAATAGATACTCTAAATCAAGAAATTTTATCTTTAACTTCTAATTTAGTTCCTGTCGATACATCAATTGCAAATAAAGATAGATTAGATGAATTAAAAGATCAAGCTATTTTATTCTTAAGTCAATTAGAAAAAAGTGAATCGGATAAGTTAGGTGAATTAAAAGTATGTAAGGAATCGCTAGATGAATTGCAAGAAAGTATAAAAGCATTTAACATTAATGAAATTCAAGCTCGAATTGATGTTCTTGATGGTCTGCACAACACAGAAAAAAATTTATATGGTCAAGTAGCAAAACTTAAAGCCGAAGTCAGTAATAAGTTAGACAAAATGAAAAAACTTGATGATTTAAAATATGATGAGAATTGTTCTTTTTGTATGGATAATGTATTTGTTAAAGATGCTATTGCTACAAAAGCTTCGATAGAAGAAGATAAAAAACATGCTCAAAAAATAGTAGATGATTTACAAATTATCAAAGATAAAATAACTCAGTTAAAACCTTCTATACAAGAAAAAGAAGATTATAATAAATTAAATCAAGATATTCACAAAAAATCATCTTTGAAATCTTCAATTGAATCTGAATTGCATCAAATTGCAACTAAACATCTTCAAGGAGTTTCTAGATTAGGGGAAGTTAATACTAAAATAGCAGAATATTTTAAACAGGAAGAAGTTATCAAAGAAAACATGACTATAAATGGTCAGATAGATTCTTTAAATAAAAAAGTGACTGATTTAAAAGATGAATTAAGTATACTTAATGATGATATTTTAACCTGTCATTCGAAATTATTACTATCTGACAAATTAAAAGAAAAGGCTGAAGAGTCAATTTCAAAATTAAAAGACTTAGCGCAGCAGTATAAATTTTATCAATATTATTTAGAGGCTGTTAATAGAGACGGTATACCTTACGATTTAATTACTTCAGCAGTTCCATATATTGAGCAAGAAATAAATAATATATTAAGTCAATTAGTTGAATTTAGTTTGATGCTTGAAATGGATGGTAAAAATATTAACTGTTACATTGTGTATGATGAAGACAACTTTTGGCCAATTGAATTAACTTCTGGAATGGAAAAGTTTGTTTCTTCATTAGCAATTAGAACTGCATTGATAAATGTATCTTCATTGCCTAGACCAAATTTTCTAGCTATTGATGAAGGATTTGGCGTTTTAGATTCTGATAATTTAAACTCAATGTTCAATTTATTTGATTATTTAAAAACTCAATTTTCATTTATGCTGGTAATATCACATATTGATTCTATGCGAGATGTAGTAGATAAATTAATTGAAATTACTAAAACAAACGGAAGCTCAAAAATTTCTTATAATTAACTTTTTTAGATATTTATTTTAAATAGATATCTACAAAATGGCTAAAAACGAAGTTATATATCAAGGTCTTAGCGAGCTTAATGTTATAATAGAAGATACATCAGCAAACTCTCCAGATTATTTTAGAGTAACTGAACTTCCTACAGAATTAACTGCTGGTTTAAATACTTTTAAATTTAAAGGAAATGTATCTTTATTTCCTGAAAACTCTGCTGTCTATATAGAAATATTAGATGCAAATGGATTACCTGTTTATTATGAAGTAGGAATCGATTTAGAATCACAAGATCAGCCGGCAATTGTTACTATATTTATAAATGAAGATACTACTCCTGGAAATGGAAGTATAATAATTTGTAGTACGTTAAATCAATCTGCAGAAGGCCAAATATTAGATCCGTCTGAAATAAATGTAAGATGGCAAGTTCCTGTATATATTGATATTTCAAAACGAAATGAAGATGCTATTATATTCAGTTCACTTCCTAGAGTAACTTTAACTAGCTCGACAGGCTCACATAAAGAAATTTCATATTACAATTTTTCTGCTGCATATCCAGCTACGAATAAGTCACAAACTCAAGGTGATGGCTATACAACTAATGGAGCTAACTATATTAAATATTATTATAATAATGATACTCCTGTAATAATATTACCTGCAAACCTAAGTATAAGTTCTTATGATAATGGAGCTCCAATTTATGGATTTTTATCACATATTGAAAATGCTACTATATCATTTACATATAGCAGAATTGTAAATTCAGATCCTACCAGACCTTCAAATATTGTATCGCAAACAGTAAGTGCCAGCATTTCATCATATAGCGGTTCATTAATAGCATATTTATCAGAGCCATTATCTTATGCATTGTCAAATAGTAACGATAGATTTTATCCTAAATCTTTAGATTTAAATAGAATGGATATTAGCTACGTAATGCCTACGGAGCCAGATGCGTACGGGTATGTATTTTCTAATACAACACAAAATACATATAATATTATAACTGCTTCGTTTACAAATTTAAGTCCACTTACAGGAGAAATTGCTAAAATTAGAACGTATTATAGATCGTCAGGTATTAATGAATATATATTATTAAATGAAACTGACATTACTTCATATGCAGACGAATTTGGATTTAATACATCTTCATTGCAAAACACATTTTCGTTACCTACATCTCATAGAAATGAAAAAATAGATTTTAAATTTGAGTTTGTTAATCCTGCAGGAAACGCGTCAAAACAAGTAATTGAAGTTAGAGATAACACGCTGCAAGGAGGAAATACTTACATAGGCGGAGATGATAACTTAATGACTGGTTCACTTTACGTAGCAGGCGCGACAGGAACCGGAGTACATTTATCGGGAAAAGGAAATGCTTCTATGATTCGCAGTATAGGATATTCAGGATTTAAAAATGCAACGACAGTCTCTGGAGGTTCTCCGGTAGGCTTTGCAGGATTTGTAATTTATTCTGGTTCTATAAAACCTTTATTAACTGCAGTAAATAGCCCATTAGGTTCTTCAGAAGAATATTCAGGAGTAGGTATTGAATTAGTCGCAAATCCAACTTCATATTTCAAATATACGACATCAGGGTCTGGATTGTTAGATATTCGAACTAAAAATTTCTTTTTAGGAGATCCAGCAGCTTCATACATTTCTGGCTCTGGAACCATATTTCAAATATCATCTTCAAATTTTTCAATATCACCTCAAGGAAATGTATATGTTAAAGGAAATATTAATGCTACTGAAGGATTATTTGAAAATATAATAATATCAGGCGTAACTCCGCAATCACAAATATCAGGTTCATCAGTAATTACTAGATATTTAATTGAACCATGGTTTACTAGCTCAGCAGTTATTGACACAGTAAATAGCATAGCAGTAGGAGCGCAAGATCTATCAGTAAAGCCACAAACCACAATGAGTTTTGGATTGTCTAGATGGAGAGGTGAAGGAACTGATTATACTTCTGGAAAAACAATATTTGTATATGGCAACCCTGTAGCAGCGACTTATAAAGCCGGCTCCGGTTCATTTGATAATTTATCATACAAAATTAAATCTATACCGCAAGACTTTGAAAAATTAGGAGATATTAAGCAGTCTTATGAAATTCCTGAATATCAAGATAAAATTACATTTGGGTCAAATAAAACTACAGTAGATCATTTAATCATGCCAGTAGGTTCTGACGCTTCTACATTCTCATTAACCAGCGATAATTTTCACATTTCATCTTCTATATTAAGCAAAGCAAATGCAAATTTCAAACCTTTAGTGTTGCAATTTGCTGCTAAATTTGGAAACCTAAACGGATTTAAAGATTATAGCAGTGAGTTTAGCGGTCAGCTTAGATTATGGGTATATATATATGATGAAAATGATAATGAATTATATAGAGAATTTAAAGTACAAAACTCATTTTTTGAATGGATAGATGTTAATATACCATTAACACCAGTTTTAACATATAAAGAATCAAGCGACGGTTCATTTAATGTATATTCAAAATTTAAAATTAAACTGGAATGGCAACAGCGAACTGCAGTATCAGATGGCAGTGAAGTGACACATATAAGGTTTTCAGAATTAAAAATTGTTCAATTAGCTGAGTCTGAAGGTTTAAAAACTAAAATTTTACAATTCAAAGACAGTGCGTTGTTAGGAGGTACTGCTGGAACATTATCTTATGGAAGCTTTTCACCGATATCTGATAATTTATATGATTTAGGAATTTACAATGAATCCTGGGATACATCTAAAAATTTTAAATGGCGAAATATCTATACTAGTAATATTAATACTGGTATAATAACGTCTTCATATCAGTCAACTTATGCTATTAATAGTTCTACAATAAATAATGGATATCAGAACACAAACCTCGGAGCGTATAACATAATATGCGGTACATATCTTTCTGGAAGTAATTCACAATTAGTAGTAGGTACCTACAATAGATATTCCACTTTACAAAATTCATTTATAATAGGAAATGGCACATCAAATACATCAAGAAGCAACTTAGTATTTACATCAGGAAGTACATTCCAAGTTACAGGTTCACTACGAGTATCAGGTTCAATTACAGTGTCAAGTGGTTCTGTTACAATGCCTAACAGACCAGCATTTAGAGTATCAGGTTCTTCTAGTACAGATAGAACTGCTATAACAGTCTTAAGTGGCTCAATGGTTGGTGTAGATTATAATCAAGGTAACTATTATAACAATACAAATGGTACATTTACAGCACCAGTTGCAGGACTTTACAGTGTTTTTCTAAATGCAAGATGTGGAAGTGTAAATGCAATGCAGCAGATAATTGTGTATAGAAACTCAGCAACAAGTGTATTAATGTGGGAATCTTCTACAAATACAGGACCTCAACACTTTGGAGTAAGCGGTATTGTCTACTTAGCTGTAAATGATACGCTGAAAGCGCAAGTACAAGTAGGATCAATACAGTTTGATTTAAATAATTCATGGGGAGCTGCATATATTGGATAAAGAAATTCCTTTTGTGATATTTATTACAAAGGGAAAGATTAAATGGCAATATCAAATTTAACAGGTCAAAAAACATATCAATCATTTCGGAATTTGATGCAAATATCATCTTCCGGGCAAGTTTATGATGGTCTAGGAAATTTAGTTACATCTTTACAATTAACAGCATCTTTTGTATCAGGATCTTCTAGTGGCGGAGGCACTGGAGCAGGATTTCCATTTTCAGGCTCTGCAGTAATTACAGGTTCACTAAATGTAACACAAGGTATAACAGGTTCATTATTTGGAACAGCTTCATATGCTACAAACGCATTAACAGCATCTTATTTATCAGGATATGTATCACCTTTTCCATATACCGGATCTGCTAAAATAACTGGTTCATTAGAGGTAATAGGGCCAAGTACTTTTAAAGGAAATCAAACAATAACAGGCTCTCTTATTCAAGGATTAGAGGGGAATATAGCAACCGGAGAAAACTCACACGCTGAAGGAAGTATTACTAAAGCAATAGGAAACTATTCACATGCTGAAGGAGATTTTACCCAAGCAAAAGGAGACTATTCACACGCTGAAGGTCAAGAAACAATAGCATCAGGATCTTATTCACACGCGGAGGGGTATCAAACAATAGCATTAGCCGATCATCAACATGTACAGGGCCATTGGAACGCTACATCGCTCATACCTGCAGCTTTTATTGTTGGTAATGGAACTGACGATAGTAATAGATCAAACTTAATATATGCTCATGATTCTACAGTTGAAATAACAGGATCATTAGGAGTAAATGGAGGTATAACAGGATCATTATTTGGAACATCTTCTTGGGCTTCAAATAGTGTAAGTAGTTCATTTGCAGTCTCTTCTTCAAGAGCTGTAACAGCTTCTCTTGCACTAACAGCTTCTTTTGCACAAGGAGGTAATGGTTCATTCTCAGGATCATTTTCAGGTTCAGGTGCAAATCTAAACTCAATACCCACCACAGCAATTGCAGGGAATTTTACTCAAATAGCAACTGGTTCTGTAACAGCCTCTGTTACTCCTACACAATTTAGTGTAGTAAGTGGTAGTATGACTGAATTTTTAGTAACAGGAACTGGGGTAACATTAGGAGGTGCAATAACAGATACACATAGAGTAACAGGATCTTTATTAATAACAGGATCAAATACTGTAATAGGAAATGAGACAATAACTGGATCTTTAACAGTGTCATCTTCAAATGCTACTCAATTTTTAGTAGGGAATAGCAACCTATTTGTATCTTCATCAGGTAACATAGGAATAGGAACAACAACACCTATAAACTCTATAGATATACAAAGCAATACCACAGGTTCACTAAGAATATCAGGATCAGGAGGATCACAAATTACACTTGTTAGACCAACTAGTGGACTTACAGGATTTGTTAGGTACTTTGGAAGTACAATGCAAATAGGTACAAGTGGTAATGATGGAACTGCTTTTTATACAACAAATACTATTAGGATGTTTATCGATGCCTCCCCAGGTAACATAGGAATAGGAACAACAGCACCTAATGCTAAATTAGACATAAGCGGCTCAGTTAACATATCAGGATCAGGAACACAAGTACCATTACAAATAACATCAGGAAGTACTTCACTCCTATTTGTCTCTTCATCAGGTAGAGTCGGTATAGGAACTACAACTCCATCATCATCATTAGACGTAAGTGGTTCAGCTAGAATAACAAATGGGCTAACTGTAACAGGTTCAACAACTTCTACTCAAGGATTTATAAAACCTGGAGCAGGTTCTCAATATCTTTTAGCAGATGGTACAACAACAGCAAGTACAGGAGGTTCTCCTTTTCCATATACAGGTTCAGCACAAATAACTGGATCTTTAAATGTAGTAGGTCCAGTAAATATAACAGGGTCTCTTACTCAAGGATTTACAACCAATCAAGCTACAGGTCTATATTCACACGCAGAAGGAGTAAGTACAATAGCATCAGGTGCTCAATCACACGCTGAAGGAGTAAGTACAATAGCATCAGGTTCTTACTCACATGCAGAAGGACAATATAATAACGCAACAGGACAATCTTCACATGCTGAAGGAGCAGGTACCCAAGCATTAGGAAATGCTTCGCACGCTGAAGGAGGAGGCACAATAGCATCAGGTGCTCAATCACACGCTGAAGGATTATATACTGACGCATTAGGGTCATATTCACACGCTGAAGGACTTGGAGCTGATATAGAGTATAATTATTCAACGTTATCGACAAATGCCAATATTGTATTTGGGCCTGTAAGTTCACAAGTATCTTCTATCACATATAATTCAGTTGCTGTAAATGGAAATTTTACAGGTTCAATATCTTATCCTTATACTATCAATGATTTACAACTATCTAATACTGATGAAAACAATTATTATGTAGCAGTTGATTTTGGATATCCAAGACATAATCCTAAACCAGTAATATCTAGCGCTACACACAATGCAGGTTTAAATATTACAACTTTTACTTTATCGACACCGTTTTTAGATAGTTATGCTAGTCTATACGGTTATGGGTATGCTTCTGGTTCATATTCTCATACTGAAGGAAATTCAGCGAAAGCAATTGGTTCATATTCTCATGCTGAAGGTAAATATACAGTATCATCAGGAGAGGCTTCTCACGCTGAAGGATTTGCAACACTAGCATCAGGAGATTACTCACACGCTGCAGGATTTTATACATATGCAAAAGGAGCCTATCAGTCTGTAGTAGGTCAATATAATCAAACCTCTTCAGTAGATTCCGCTTTCATTGTAGGTAACGGTACAGCTACTAATGCTAGATCAAATTTAGTATTTGCAGCTGGTTCGCAAGTTCAAATAACAGGATCTTTAAGAGTATCAGGTTCTATAACGGGTTCATTATTTGGAACAGCTTCATATGCTACAAATGCCGCTAATGGAGGAGTTACAAGTATAATAGCAGGAGCTAATGTTCAGGTTTCAAATACAACAGGAGATGTAACAGTTTCTGCATTAATTACAAATTTAGGACTATCACAAGCCTTTTATCAAGGATTACAAAATATTTTTTAATAAATTAAATAAAAAACAATGTCAGTAAATACATCACCCATATTCTCATCAGCAGGAGATATAGAATGGACTACAGTACAAACAGCAGCAAACACAACTTACGATGGAACAATTGGTACACCAGCAATCGTATTTTCAGCTTCTGCAGATGGAGGATTTGTTCAAAGAATAAGATTTAAAGCATCAGGTTCTGCAACAGCAACTGTAGCTAGAATTTTTATTAATAACGGACTAACAACAGGTTCAGCAGCAAATAATGTTCTTTTTGATGAAATTACTTTAGCTGCTACATCTGCAACTCAAACTGCAGCAACAGCAGTATACGAATTACCATTAAATATTGCACTACCGCCAGGATACAGAATTTTAACAACTCTAGGAACTGTACAAGTAACAGGAGGTGGATGGTACGCTGCAGCAGTAGGAGGTTCTTATGCACCTATAGTATAATTTAATACAAGTACATTATGAAATATCACTTAATGAAAATGGATGTAGAACCGTTTGAGCAGTTCTATTATGTAACGGACTCACAGGATGTAACTATCTTTATTAAAGCAATAGATTTACAATGTAATGAAATTGGACTACCAGCAGCTTTTAGTATTGTAGAGTTAAATACACCTGAGCCAATTTGTGCACAACCTTAACATATGCTAGACTTCACTCACATACTATCTCAACCACAACAATCCTATACATTCTATGCTACAGGTAACTGGCAGACATGGAGTAAGCCTCGTAACGCCAAAATGATACAAATATTCTGTTTAGGTGGCGGAGCTGGAGGTAGTGTTACGCAAGGTGCCGCAGGTACAAATGGAGGTGGTGGTGGAGGTTCTGCAGGAATTGTAAGAGGAATTATTCCTGCTTTTTTATTACCTGATACAATTTATATATTAGTAGGTGTAGGTGGAGCGGGTGCAACAACAAATTCTGTTAATGGATTGGCAGGAGGAATTAGTTACATAGGATTGCAACCATCAATATCTGAACAAACACTTATCTGTAAATCATCAACAGTAGGAGCAGCCGGAGGAATAATTTCAGGCGTTGGCGGAGCAGCAGCAAGCATATCAGTAGTATCTTTATCAGCATTTGGTAATTTAGGACTTTTTACAGCTACTGCTGGTGTAAATGGATTAACAGGAGGAGCAAATACAGGTGCTGTTGGTCTAAGTCAAGCAGCTTTAGGAAGCAATATAACAACAGGAGGAGCCGGTGGAGGCGGAAAAACAGCTTCAGTTTTTGGTGCAGGTGGTAATATAACATCAGCTTCTGCTATATTAACAACACAAGTAAATGGAGGAGTTACAGTAGCACAAGCAGGAGATTCAGGATATGGAACATTTCAACCCTTTTGTGGAACAGGTGGAGCAGGAGGCGCAGGTATAACAACAGGAGCAGGTGGTAGAGGTGGGAACGGTTGGTATGGCTGTGGTGGAGGTGGCGCAGGTGGTGGTTCAACAGCATCAAAAGCAGGAAATGGTGGAGATGGATTAGTAATAATTACAGTTATAACATAATGTTAGATTTATCATATTTTCAAAATCAAAACTCAAATGTACAAGGTTTCTTCA